ATTTCCGCTTATTCGATATGGACCCGATCCATGCCCCCCCGTATGGGTCTCGTCCGTACAGATTAGCCAACCCATACCACCGCCGTAGAGGTGATCAGTGGCGTTCATCGCATCCGTGCTCGCATCACAGACTCGGACGCAGTCTTCTCGGCGTGGCAGTCGTCGCACAGCCCCTGACGATTACTGGCATCGTCGGCACCGCCATCCCAGAGCGGGCGATCATGATCGATCTGGGTCGCCGCTGTGATTCGACCTTTTTTCTGGCAGCGAACACAGAGCGGATTCTGCTCAAAGTGCCGACGCCTGATCCCTTGAAGCGCTCGACCTGTGATACGTTGCATCGGCGGCGTAGCGCTCACCGGCACGAGCGATGGCGACGCGCTCAACCGGGGACGCAAGCTCGGCACATGGCTGTAACGCACCGGCTTTGCCTTGTTGAGAGGTATTCCCTGCATGGTTCGATGCTCGCTTGTTCTCGCGTGCGCGCATCATTGAGGCTTTTAAGTGACTTGTGTCAATAGGTTACGAACGAAAACTGTGACGCGGTCAACTCAACCGCGCGCCATTTCCATTTGCTGTCGACCTTTCTCACGGCGACAGATCTCATGCACGCGCACTTCGCTGACTCCAAACACCGCACCGATCTCACGCAGCTTCATCCCATCGCGACGCATGCAGACCATGCGCTGGTTGCGTTCGGTGAGTTCGCGCTTGTCGCGGTGTGACCTCACCGCCGCAGCAACCAGAGTCCGCACAGCACTGCGGCAGCAGACGCACCTATTGCCACCAAAGCACCGCTGGTGAATTCGAACCCAAACCAGAATGCATCGCTCATCTATCGGATCAGCCACCAGCAGGCATAGAGCAACACGGCGGTCACCGTGATTGCGCGCATCAGGCGTTGACCAAAGGAGATTTCCTGCCGCACGGCGAAATGATCGCGCGGCAAGCGCGGTGCGCGGCGCGGCGGTTCAACGTGGATTCGTAGCATGTCGGTAACTCCTGTATGTTTTGCGGTTCACACCATCAGCCGAATTTCAATCACGGCGCCGCAGCTGTCTAGCGCGTCGTGGTCTTCGCCGGGAAACACTTTCGCCAGTCGCGTGTACTCCACAACCCTCGCGTCGTCCGCCCAGATTCCAGCGGTTGTCAGTGCATCTTCCGTGGAGCGCGCGAGCTTCGATACGTCTGGCGTGCGATTCGGCCAAGTGCGCCGTCGCTTCGGTGCGCTCTTGGGTTTTGGCATCGTGAACACCATGCGCACACTCAACGCGCCATCCAAAGGCGCTGCACCTTGACGAACTGCGATCGCAGCGGCGACCACGTCCTGTCGCCAAGGTTTTACCTTCTTCGAGGATTCGACGAGCATGCCGTGACCGTTCACCATGCCGACGAATTTCTTTGAGCCTTGAGGAGCTGGTGAGCCGTAGACGACGATGCGGATGCATTCAGCCGCCGCGGCGAGATCGCTCCTCACCTGCTTTTCGGTGGCAATTCGCGCGGCCTCCATCGCCGCGAGGTCCCGCGTCTCCATGACGCCGTTTCGCATGCGTCCGATAAGCACGTCAATTCACCGCATCGCTGGCTGGCGCGTGCTTGGAGACGCGACCCTTGTGTTTCGGCGGGACCGCGTCGCGCGGCTCGAAATCGAAGTACAGTTGCCCTACCGAGGATTCCAGGAGCCGCCGCGACTGGCGCACCTCGGCACTCGCCTCGCCGTGACGTTGCGCGACTTCGTCAAACCAGCCGAACTGGTGGTCGTGACGGCGCATGAGGAGCTTCGGGCGGCCGAGGCCATCGAACACACGCACAGGATCATCCGACCCGTCCGGCTCGTCGGTCTTGACCTCGAGGTGGGTCAGCTCGTGGTCGATGAGGGCGTCTCGCTGGCGGGCGGAGAGGCTAAGCCAGCCGCAGCGGTCGACGACAATGGTCGCGTCCGCCATGCCGAGTGCGCGATCCTTCAGCGGTGTGATGCGCACGACGGCGCCCGCGGGATAGCTCTGGTGCTTCAACACCGACACCGCCGATTCGTCGTCGAACACGAACAGCGCGGAGACGGTAACGCCTTCGAGCCCGTCGTGGTGAGCGGCCTGGATTTTCTCGATGCAGCCGGTGACATCGGGTGCTTGGCTGTAGATTTTCATGGGCGTTTTCCCCTGTGTTTTCGTGGTGTGAGTGGTTCGCCGTACAGCCGCTCGAAAGCGTCTGCATAGTTTTCCGGTTTGCCGTCCGATCGTCGGCCGAGAATGGTGCACTCCAGATGGCCGACCATAATCGCGGCGCGGATGCGCTCGCGGCGATCGTCAGGGTCCGTGCGCACGAGGTACACGGTCTGCCCGTGCTCGCCCAAACGTTTGACGAAGTAGCTTTCCGCATCGAAGTGCCTGAATTCGAGGGCGCGCTGGCTCATGGCGCGCGCTCCATGTCGGCCGCGATTACACGAAATCCCGGCTTATCTTCGTCTGGCGGCACGATGACACCCGTAATGACATTGGTATCCGATCCGACGTAGGTCCAAGGCGTGCGCAACTGCCAATCGGTCAAGCGGCGTCCGTAGAGTCGAATCACACGAGCACACAAATCGTTAGGGCTCATTCTGCCTTCCGCTTGCGATTGGCCACTGATCCCATCTCGTTGCGCGGGTCTTCAAAACCCAATTCGCTATAAGTTTGCGTCGCCGATGAATATTCCAGCTTCGCCATACCAATCCGGCCAATCTGCCGGAATCGAACCTTCTGCACGTGGATCTCGACGGGCTCTTTGTCGTTTTTGAAATCGCGGAATATGACGATCCCGTTGTCGGCCTTGTTACGCCAATTGGCCGAACCGCTGATATCGTAGAGCGTCGGCACGGGGTACTTGCCGTCCTCGCGATACATCTTCTGCGGATGCGCAACGATCCAGACATGCACGCTATGCCGGCGCGCGAACTGGCGTACACGCTTTAGCACCTGCCCGATGTAAACGGTTTCCGACGTGCCCGCTTGCAATGGGTGCTCAAGCTCGTTCCACGGATCAATGACGAGGCCGCGGATTCCCTTGCGCAGCACCAGCGCTTTAGCGCGATCTAGAACCGTCTCGATATTCCAGTCGGTATCGTCGTCCGGCAGAATCCAGTACATGTGATCGGCAAGCCAATGCTCAGCACCATTCTTGACCTGCGGCGTCATCCGCGCGTCCCTGGGACCGTGCGCGAAAGGCTGGCGCGCATACTTTTCCATCATGCGCCCCATGTGATCTTCGAGCGGTTGATTCTCGGGGGAAAACAACGCGAACTGCCATCCATGCTCGCTCGCAAGATTGACGAGCAGTGCATCGAGCCAGTTGGATTTGCCAGAGTTCGGCATGCCCGTGATGACGGTGAATTCGCCAGGTCGTACGGTGTAGAACCGGTCAACCTCGCCCCACCCCGTCGTCGTGCCTTTTTCCCAGCCGTGTTCGTAGAGACGCTGAATTTTCTCGGACAAATCGAGCACGCTGAATACACCTTCGATGGGCAGCGGCGTGGCGAGATCAATGCATTCGCGAAGTGTCTCTGCGCCGAAGGAACGCAGCACATCGTTCGCATCCTTGCAGTCACCGGGCCATGTGACCATCTTGCATTTCTCGCGACCTAAGCGCCGCGCGAGTTCATCGGCGAGACGCTTGCCGGGGGCGTCGTTATCGACCGCGATAATCCACTCGCCAACGGTTTCTAGTGTTTCGGCATCAGCATCTAGAAACGTGAATTTGCTGGCGTAGTTTTTGGTGTTCTCGGACGGCGCACCGTCGGGTACGGACACGCAGCTCGTGATGCCGGCGGTCTCGACCGAAAGCTTATCCATCTCGCCTTCGACGATGACGCAGCGCTTTGGCTCGATGTCGCTCAGACCATAGAGCACCCGTTCGGCGCCGGTTTCCATGCGGAAGTTCTTGTCACGATCGCGGTATTTAACGTTCACCAATTCATCGCCGCGAAAGTATGGGAAAGCGGCCGCAGTCACGTGGTCCTCGACCTGCGGCATGTACACACGAACCGAGCCGATGCGATTGCGCTCGACCACCGTGGCCGGAATACCGCGGCCGACAAACCAGTCGAGCAGCGTGGGCTCGCGCTTTTCCGCCATCGGCGCTGGCTTGCGAAAGGTCGGTTTATTCCATGCGGGAGTGTCGTTGCGGCTGCCTTGAAGCAATCCGCCGGACCAGCCGCAGTGGTGGCAGTGCCAGGTCCCGCTCGCGACGTTGACCGACAGGCACTTGGCGTTTTTCTTTTTGCGCTGAGGTGAGCATTCAGGACAGACCACGTCGCATTCGGCCGTGGCGGCCGCCGGTACCGAGATCCGAAAATCCGCGAAGGTTTTCATACGACGACGCCCCGCTCCTGGGTCGCCTTGATGAAATACGGTTTCGGGTCTGCTGGCGGTTTGACGGCCATTGAGCCGAGTATTTCCCCGACTTTGGACTCACCCACCCTCTTGATGGCCGCGCCGACAACGGACCGTGAATCGTCCCCAAGCAGGGTGACCGCCAACCTCCAGAGCGTCTTCCTAGGATCCGACTCGCCCTGCTGCCCCGCAGCCGAAAGAGTTTCTCTTTCGGAATCTTCCTGGAGTCTGGTATCTGGAGTCTGGATAGCCGTTGCGTCACGCGTGACATGGTGTGACAAGCTCGCGTGACGTACGCGTGACGAGCGTGACTTGTCAACCGTGACATCACCGTGACCATTCAGAGATTGGAGCCTTAAACGCAGAGTTTCGGTGTTAGTATCGAACGGCATGACGACCCCTGCGGCGCGCAACCTTGAAAATAATTCCTTTCTCTCTTTTCGATGTCGCTGTTGGCGTTCCTTTTCGTTTTTCTTGAGCGACACGGTTTCATCGAAAGATTCTTTCGCCGCCTCTATCTCCTCCTCGCAGCGCCCATTGCTCCAGCCGGCGTCCGTCAGCTCGAAGAATTCTCTGAGCACCTGCTCCACGGCGGTCTTCTGAGCCTTCGTTCTGGCGCGTGCCAACCGGATCACTGCTGCAAGATCGGCCGGGAGCGGTTTCTCGGTCGCGTAATAGGCCCGCATCAGCCGGGTATAGGCCATGTCCTCGTCCCAGGTCAGATGCGATGTTTTTTTGGCGTAGTCGCCGATGTGGTACTTAAAGAAATTCATCGGAACTGCTCGGCACGAGCGACGTCCACAGCGGCAATCCACTCATCCGAATGCGCGCAAAACATGGCCGTATCTAGGCCCCAGTCATCCGGATCTGGTTCATGCCAGGGACGCCCGCAGACCCTTGATCGCGGGAGATCAATGAAATATCGATCGGCCTCGCCGGCGTGCGGCCAAAGTGCGGGAATGAGCGGGAGCACGGGGTCCATTTCGTCGCAGAGAATGACGACCTTCCCGGATGCGATGGCAAGTTCGGTCGCTTTGCGCAAAGCCTCCGTGGTCCACTGCGCCGTGATGCCATTGATTTCGGCGAAGCATTGAATGCCCGGAAGCCAGAAATCCGGCAAATACCACTGAGACGGCAGTTGGTAGCCTTCGGCCTCGTACTGCCATTCGAGTCCCAGTCGGTCAAACAGAATGGCCCATCGCGCCTCCTGCCGCGACCTAAAACGGACGCCCGCATAAACCGTTTCGATGGGTCTAAGCCGAGCGCTCATCGTCGCGCTCCCTTCGGCCGGCGCCCGACGTAGTGCTGCACGCGATACCACCAGTGCAATCGGCGGTCGTAGGTGTCAGCCAGGATCATGAGGCGGCCGCAGCGTTCAATCATCCGTTCGATCGCGGCCGGCGTCATATCGGCCACAGCCGCACCCGCTGACGGAGCACCGTGCAGCGGGGACGACTTGCTAAAGGGGATCGCATCGCAGAGTCCCTTTCGCCACGACACAGGTTCTGACGAATTGCGGCACATATTCGCCGTCGTGTCAGCCTTCTCCTGCGCCGGTCCGCTGGGCGATACTCAAACTGCGATTGACTGCCCCGCTCGTAGTATTTGGATAAGTGCCGCACCCCCGGCTGGACGGTATACAGGGGATTGGCGGCGCCGTGCAGACAGCTTCGGCGTGATTGACATCCTCTCCTTGATTGAATGAAGGAGATTCCCTGGTGGCGATCAATGTCCTGATCGGAGCGCACTGGATGCGCCCTTACCCAACGCATCCTCGTAGCCGAAGCCACCGGACCGTTGCACTCGTCGGCGACAGACGAGCCGCTTTCCAACCGACTTTCCCAGGATCTGCGCAGATCCAAAAGGCCCCTAGGTGTATTCGTAATCATGCGGCGACCGCCTCTGCCGCCAGCAATTCCAGATAGCAGCAACGGCAGACAGACACGAAGCCGCCCCGCTCTTGCCAAGGCTCGCCGTCACCGATGATGAAATCTTCGTAGTACGGCCATGCAAATCCGCGCCCGTCGTATCCGTACTCATTGGCGCAGCGGTGACAGGTGAACCACCCAGGCGATAGGCAGACTACGGTGATGTTGGCGCAAGGCATCATCGGCGCCCACTCCCTGACGCGCCCTCGCCATCCTCTGCCATTCCCTCGGCTCTCAACCTAGCATGCAATAAAGTGGAGATAGCTATTTGCTCGAGTGACCACTTATGCAAAATTTCTCGCACCAGTTCCGATCGATCCTGCCCCGTCACACGACTGTGCGCATCTAAGGCCGCGTCCGTTTGCACGCTGATTTTGGCCCGCAGGTCGCGCAGTTCGTCTGCCATTATGGAAAAGGCCAGCGCGAATATGTCGCGTCGTGTGGTTTGAGAGATCCCTGTCCCATCGGTGAGGCGCGGCGACTAAGCGGCTTCTACGGGGTAAATATCGGACCGCAGTTCATGCCGCGTGACGGCATTTTCGATGGCCTTCTCGATGGGTATGACGTACTCAGCGGGCAGTTCGGAATCGCGGTAGAGCCAGTTCCAGACGTGCTGTTGCTTGACGGGTTTGGACATGATGATCGTGAGACGCCGCGCAAGCTCGGCCTGTCCGCCCGCTGCCTGTACTGCCCGTTCGATCGCCCTGAGTTTTGCCATGGAGCGGAGAGTACACAACCGCCGTTGTTTTTGCAACAACCCGCATTGTTAGGCGCCCTACAACAACGGTTGTACATTAAGGGAATGACCTACGGTAAACGTCTCCAGGCGGCGATGGACCACGCCGAAATTAATCAGCGTGAGCTTGCGGAGCGCGTGAAAAACAAGCTGTCGGCGCATGGAGTAAAAACCTCTATTTCTCAACAAACTGTCGCAAGGGCGTTGAAAAGTGGAAAAAGCGAATACACCTTGTGGTTTGCCATCGCGTGCGGCGTGAACCCGGAATGGTTAGATAGGGAGATTGGAGACAAGACGGGGAACAAATCGGGGCCATTTCTTGACGAGGACAGATGGCTTCACGTTTCCGCTATTGAACGAAGGCGCATCGAGCGGCTTGTATTGAGAATGATCGAAGATTTCGAGGCCGATAATGGGGGCCTACCTGCAAAAAAAAGCAAGCCATCAGGGGAACGTCCACCAGGGGAACGTCGTATCGCTCGATGAATTCAGGGATAAACGTCCGAAATGAATAAACTCTCGTTAATTGCAGTGCTTTTCTTATTGGCCAATGTCTCTCGAAGCGCAGATCTCGCAGTATTCGGATTGGAGTTCGGCAAACCGGTTCAACTACCGGAATGCGAATCTACGAGTCCTTTTGTTCAAAAAACATGCGTGACCAAGGAGGGCAAGTTTCCTGGCGACACACACCACTACGTGTATTTTAGCTCTGCCGATACACCGTCAATAGTCGACCAGTTCAGCACCTCTGACAACGCTACGGCGTCATTCGGTCTGGATTTAATGCTAGATCAAAACGGCGCACTTATTGGATTGTCGTTTCTGACGCCAGGTATCTCTTATCAGACACGAATTCTCGATCAGCTCACGGCAAAGTACGGAAAGCCCACCAGACGGAAAACCGTCCAGGTGCAAAACGGCTTCGGAGCGCGCTTCGACGTCATTCACGCGCTCTGGAATCTTCCTAATCTTACCGTGCTCTTTGACGGGGCGCTCGCCCAGCTCAACCAGGGATCGGTGACCATCGATTCGCCCGAAGCGGCCAAGATGCGCGACGCCGAGGCGAAACCGCAGCAAGGCAAATCTCTCTAAGTAAACAGCGTTTTTAGGCCATTAAATAGGGCCTCGCCGCAGAACACAACCGCCGTTGTTGACAGCACAACGCCAGTTGTGTAGTCTCGCCTCCACAGGTTCAAGGAGGCGCTATGTTCACCGTCAAAATCCCCAAGGTCGGCACCGTTACCGCCGACACGATCCCCGCACTCGGCGAGGCCGCATGGACTGCGGTTCACGGCGGCAACAAGCGCGGCGAGTTCTATGGTTGCTCGCAGGTCGGCAGCGGCTGGCCGGTCAAGCAGGGCAATCGGCTGATCGGCACGATGCGCTACAACGGCCGCTTTGATCCCACCGATCTGCCCGGCCACGACCGACCGCCTCATTGGTTCGAGGCGAACACGAACGGCTTTTCGGATGTGGACGCGGCATGAGCAAGATTCCTCACATCGAGGTCCCCGCCATCCACCCCCGCCAGCGCCAGAAGCGCGGCGCCGCGCAGGCTGAGAACGCGCGCCTCACGAAAGCACTCATGCGCATCGAGGAACTCGCGGACCTGCCCGCTCGCCCGGGCGAAAGTTTGGCCGCCATCAAATACGTCGTCGCCACGGCACTTCAAGGAGAGACTCCATGAGCCTGCCGCGCCTGGAATTCTGGGGCTGCCTTCTCGTCTGTGCCGCGGGGGCTGTGGAGTTTCTGCCCGTCGGCGCCTTCTTCGTGCACCTGCTGGCGCAGCTAGCGCGGGCCGTTGGCGGTGCGTCATGAGCCCCCGCAAATTGCCGGCACGATCTTCTCTAGATCGCTCTGCAGAAGGTATCGACTGCCCGGCGAATGCTTACCTCGCGCCAGCAATCTCGGGTGACGCATTCGCGGGGAAGCCGTCTATCAGATCCCGCTTGATCGGCGGCGAAATAATGTTTGTCGGCTTCAAATACACCGGTGACGCCAAGGTCCTGATGTCTGTCGACGTCGATATGTACGCTGAAGTACTGGTCGTCGGGCAGCCCGAAAACGGCGCCTACGAGTGGGTGATCGTCAACCACGGCAAGGTCGAACGGCACTCGGATTGCGGCTACGGCATGCCATCGATTGCGATGCGCGATGGGCTGATCGCCTACCACGGTGTCGTATGAGCGCCAGGCGTCAAATCACTGAGCCCGAGACCCGCGTCGGCATCTGCTGCGGCGATGCCTGCAAGGCCGCTCAGCATTCTAGCGGCACATGGAATTACGCGCTGCTGTTCAAGGTGCAGGGCATCTTTCGCTACCGCTGCGCCACGTGTTTCGAGACGGAAACCGGCCATCGGCACCACATGGCGCATACCGACCCGGTGAGCGCATGAGCGCAAAGCCCAACATCAAATCCGCACCCGGCCAGTGCAAATTGCGGGTGGAAGAAACCGAGACCCGCGACGCCATTGTCACCGATGACCATCCAATGGGCGGGCAACGGACTATCGCCTACGTGGCGATCGGCGCCGAGGCATGGGGACCGCTCCTGGCTGCCGCGCCCGATCTGGCTGAAGCGTGCAAGCAGGCCGAGCACTGGCTCGTGGCCTATAGCAACGCGCCCGACGATCAGGTCCAGCCGGTCGAGATGCTGAGGGTTCTGCGCGCGGCGATAGCGAGGCTCGAATGAACGCCCATACGGAATTGGTGTTCGCTGTCTGGTTCGCCGGCTGCATCGGCATCAGCGTCGCCGCCTTCCTCGGCTGGCTGCTGTGGGCGCTATTCTTCGATATCTACGATCACCTGATGCAGCAACGCACACGGCGCAAGAACGAGCGCGAGTACGAGGACCGGGGAATGGCCCCGTTCTACCCGAAGAAGGATCTATACATCGAGCGAAGCGCGTTGGACCCGGCGCAACGGACCGGGCAGTTCAGCATCCCGAAGACGATGCGCGACGTGAAGGGCGTTCACCGGCCGCTGCGGCTGCCGGACGTGCGTCGGGGCCAGCCATGAGCATATTGCGATGACCTGCATCGTCGGAATTGTGAAGAACGGGAACGTCTACATCGGCGGCGATAGCGCAGGAGTAGATGGACGGTACTCGCTCGTGGTGCGCGCTGATCGCAAAGTATTCCGAAACGATCCTTTCGTGATGGGCTTTACGTCGTCATTCCGCATGGGTCAATTGCTCGCCTTCGGATTTTCGCCGCCCGCCCCGCGCAGCGGCGTCGACGTGATGGAGTACATGGTGACGGACTTTATTGATGCGGTGAGAAGTCGAATGAAAGCGGGAGGCTACGCGCGCACCAAGGATTCTGTCGAAGAGGGCGGCACATTCCTGGTCGGCTACAAAGGCCGGTTATTCCATATCCAGGATGATTTCCAGGTCGGCGAGTCGACGCAAGGGTTTGATGCCTGCGGATGCGGCGACCAGTTAGCGCTCGGCTCGCTGCGATCAACCCGCGAGTGGAACGATTCCCGAGCGAGAGTAACGGAGGCACTGGCGACCGCCGAAGCGTTCAGTGCTGGTGTTCGAGGGCCGTTCTTTATCGAAGAGATGGTCGCCAAGCCATGAGCATCCCCATCACCCTAATTCTCGACGATACCGTCAGCATTCAGGATCTCGCGCGCGCCCTGCAGTACACCGGGTTCGCCGTGAGCAACACGATCATCCCGGGGCACTTCGTCATCAAGCCGGCGGAGCGGCGGTTGCCGGACAACGTGCTTGAACTCTCTGCTTTTCATCGGCGGCAGGCCGAATAACCCCAAGGAATCCGATGGGCGCAAGAATTCTCGAAGTCACCGAGGCCGCGTACCACGCAGACCCCTGCGTCACGCCCTCGCTCTCACAATCGATCGCTCACACACTGATCACCCAATCGCCGCGCCACGCATGGCTCGAACATCCGCGCTTGGGCGGCCAGCAGCGCGCCAGCACGCGGGCCATGGATGAAGGCGCGATCCTGCATAAGTTATTGCTCGGTGCTGGCGCTGACTTCGAGATGGTCGTCGCGGATGACTGGCGCACGAAGGCGGCAAAGGAATCGCGCGATGTGATCGTTGCTGGCGGCAAGATCCCGATCCTCGCGCACAATTTCGAAAAACTGAAAAAGGCCGCCGAGCGCATCTACAAAAACGCCGCTGATCAGGGCTTTCCGTTCGGCGGCCGTTCGGAACTAGCGATTGAGTTCGTCGACTACGCCGATCAGTGGAAGCGAGACAGGGAGGTTCTCTGTCGCTGCCGCATGGACCAGGTCCGCAGTGATCACGTCATTTATGACATCAAAAAGGTTCGATCGGCGAATCCGAAAGACATCGCCCGCTGCATCGTCGAATACGGGTATGACATCCAGAAAGTAGCCTACACCCGCGCTTATGAGCAGCTCGTGCCCGAATCGTTGGGTCGCAGCGATTTCGTTTTTCTCTTTTGCGAGACCGAGCCGCCCTACGAAGTCGTCGCCGCCCGACTCGACGGGTATCACCAGGAGATCGGCCAGCGTCGCTGGAATCGCGCGCTCGCGCTCTGGGACAAGCTTTTAACGGAAGGTAGTTTCCCGTGGCCGGGATACGCCGACGGCGCAATCACACTGATGCCGCCGCAATACGTGATCAACCAAGAACTAGGAGACGAAGCAGCATGAGCGCGCAACCACGACAATTTGAAATCGCACCGGCAGTGCGCAAGACCGTCGGGCTATTGATCGGCCTGGTCGGACCATCATCCAGCGGTAAGACGTTCTCGGCGCTGCGCATCGCGACGGGCATCCAGCGCGTTGTCGGCGGAAATATCGATGTGATCGATACGGAGAACGGCAGGGCGCTCTACTACGCGGATACGTTCAAGTTCAATCATATGCGCTTCGGCGCGCCATTCTCGCCGGATGATTATCTCGAAGCAATCCGCTTTTGCGCCCGTCGCGGGTCCAAAACGATCCTCATCGATTCCATGTCACACGAGCACGAAGGCCCCGGCGGCGTGCTCGAATGGCACGAGCGCGAGACCGAGCGGCTCGCCGCGCTGTGGAAGTGTTCGAAGGACAAGGCACAGATGGCCGCGTGGAATCCGCCTAAGCAGGCGCGCCGGCGGCTCATCAATGAGGTGTTGCAGCTCAACGTCAACCTGATCCTGACGTTCCGAGCCAAGGAGAAAATCAAGATCGTGGCGGGCAAGGAACCCAAGCCGCTCGGTTGGCAGCCGATTTGCGGGGACGAGTTTATGTACGAGATGGTTCTGCAGGCGCTTTTGCTCCCCGGATCGGAAGGGCGTCCCACGTGGCAGTCCGACCTCGAATCCGAGCGCGCCGTCATGAAGCTGCCCACGCAGTTTCGAGAGATGTTCAATTCTCAAGGCGGTCAGCAATTGGACGAAGCGGTCGGCGAGAAACTTGCGACTTGGGCGGCCGGCGGGGTCAAGGGTAACCCGGATGTCGATGCGCTTGTCGCGGACTATGCGAAATGCGGTGGCTCGAATGACCTGCCAGCGCTCGAGCAGCGCAGGGGCGCGCTATGGAAGAAGCTACCCAGCGCTGACAAGCAGCGGCTCAAAGAGGCATCAGACGCCGCGCAGCAGCGCCTCGCGCCATCGCTCATGGTGAGCATGGATCAGGCGACGGTACTTCGCGACAAACTCAACGAGGAAGGCGTCGACGCGTCGCTGTTCCTCGCCAATTATGAGATCGGCCGGATTGAGGAATTGCCCTCGAATCTTTATGCAGATGCTCAGACCTGGATCGACGAGCAAACGACGCCGTGACCGCCCGCCTAGAAGTCGACGCCGACGAGTACGCGTCTCTGGTCGCCGCGAATCTGCGCTACCGCGACAAACTGCTGTCGATCGCCAAGGAATGCTTGGGCTGCGACGGGGCCGGTTGCGTGACGATGATCGATGCTGACCACAGCGTGCCGGCGCGCGTCGAGCCGTGTTCCGAATGCGCTGATCTGCGCGAGGTTCTCGCGTGACAACTTGCAGCAGCTGCAACGCCGAGATCGTGTGGCTGCGCACGGAGCGCGGCCACCTCATGCCGGTGAATGCGGATACCGTCGTGCCCGACGATAAGGTGTTCAAGCCCGGCGTGCACATCTCGCATTTTGCGACATGTCCTAACGCTGACCGGCATCGCAAGCCGCGCGACGCCGAAGGGAAAAGTTTGTGACGTATGAATGAATTTCAAACAGGAGATATCGATATGGGAATTGAGAGGTGGAAACCCATTCCTGGTTTTGAAGGAATGTACGAAATATCCAATCTCGGACGCGTCAAGAGTTTGCCGCGCCGTTATGTATATCGAGAGAGAATACTCACCGCGCGAGAAGATACCGGCGGCTATTTTTCGGTAGTTTTGTATCGCGGAGACGGCACGAACGTTAACGCGTTACTCCATCGGCTCGTGTGTCGAGCGTTCAATGGCGAGCCACCCCAGGATAAAACCGACGTAAACCACCAAGACGGTGTTAAGGCCAATAATACAGCCGCGAATCTGGAATGGACGAATGACCCGCTGAACGTCACACACGCATTCCGAGTACTCGGCGTGAAGCACGCGATCATTAAGCCATGGCTCGGAAAATTCGGTGCTGACAATCCGCATTCTAAGCCGGTTGTACAAATAGCCTCCGACGGTACCCGCAAGTATTTTGCTGGCGTCTCAGATGCCGCGAGAATCACTGGTCTCGGTTTTCGACATATATCCGCATGCTGCCTAGGGAAGCGTAAACGGCATGGCGGTTTTCAATGGCGCTTTGAGGGTATTGACATGAAGAAATCTCCCATACGGCAAGGCGATGTTTTACTGATTCCGATCGATAAGATTCCATGTGATGCGGTGGCACAAGAGTCTAAAAATGAAGTCATTCTCGCTTACGGGGAAGTGACCGGCCACAAACACCGCTTCGAGTTCTTAGACCAAACCCAGAGCATCAAGCTCTACGTGGCCCACGGCGGAGCGCGCTATCTCGATGTCTCGGTGCCGGCCGACCTTTTGCACGAAGAGCATTCCACCGCGCGGGTGCCGGCGGGGAAGTGGCTCATCCCGCAGCAGGTGGAGTACACCCCGAAAGAACTCGTGCGCGTGGCTGACTGAAATGGCCGCCAAGATCACATCGCTCACGCCGGCGCAAATCGCGCGTATCCCCGAATGGGTCGAGAAATGGACTCGGATCGGTCTATCCACTGAGCCTGCGGATTTCGACACCGCCGATCAGGCGGTGCGCAATATCTATGCGGTGACGAAATTAGCACCCCCGAAAGTGGTGCTCCACATGTCATCGCCCTACGGCGCCGTGATGGGCGGCTTTCTCGCGGAAGCCTATCTTCGCGAAATTTTGTCGCAGGTGGGGTCGCAGGTGCGGTCGCAGGTGGAGTCGCAGGTGGGGTCGCAGGTGGGGTCGCAGGTGGGGTCGCAGGTGGTGTCGCAGGTGGGGTCGCGCTGGACTGATTATCGCGGCGGCAATCTCTGGGCTTCCTGGTACGCATATGTCTCATTTTTTCGTGACGTCTGCGGATGGGAAGATGATTCGCTCGCCCCTTACGCGAACGATGAATTAGCAGCCCAATCCGCTTCCTGGGTGTGGTACGCGCCGGAGGTAGCGGCGATCTCCGATCGCCCAGAGACGATGCATCGTGACGAACAAGGCCGGCTGCACAGCACTACGGAAGCCGCTTTAAAGTATCGTGATGGCTGGGCAATCCACGCCGTGCATGGCGTGCAAGTGCCCGCAGACATCATTGAGGATCGCGCCTCGATCACGGTTGCGCGCATTGAAGCGGAATCGAATTCCGAAATCCGCCGCGTGATGATCGACCTGTACGGCCCGAAGCGCTATATGAGCGATTCTGGCGCCACCGTGGTGCAGGAGTTGCCCGAGAATCATTACATCGTGGGACTTCGCACCGCGCGCTTGCTGCGCAAAGAGGTCCTGGGCGATGAGGCCATCGTCATCATCGATCTGCTGAATTCGACACCAGAACCCGATGGGTCTACGAAACGATATCAACTGCGCGTGGACCCGAACGCCTACGGCGGCGCAGCTTCGCGCGATTGCTTGGCGGCCGTCGCTTCCACCTGGCGCATGCCCGATGGGGCGCTCGCGTTCAAACGACCGCAAGATTACGCGCCGGTATTCGAGTCGTGACGCAGTCGGGAAAAGAGGTATAGCCGAATGAGCGCACAGCCCGACACCTATCCAACGCCAGAACACGGCTGGACCTGCTTTCATTGCGGCGAAACGTTCCCCGGCACCATGGCTGGGCACCAGGACGCGCGGCGGCACTTCGGCGCCAGCATTCACGACGAGCCCAAGTGTCAGATAAGCGCGCGTCGCCTCCGGGACATGGAAGGGCAATTGCGCCGCTACCGCGAGGAAGATACCGACCTGCACCGCCAATTCCATAAACTGGAAGCCGAGCACGCCGTAGCGCTGCGACGTGAGGAAGAAAAGGGCTATGCACGCGGGCTGAAGGACTATAGCGCCATCGTCGCCCTGCTCCAGGAATTCATGGACTATCAGATCAGTGATTACGATCGCCGCGCCGATCTTGCCCGCGCGTATTGCGATATCCGCAAGCGTGCGCGGCAGTTAATCGGACCGTCTACCTCTTGCAAAGGCTTGAAAGCACTACAAAACAAGGAGATTTCGATGGGAACGCGGAATTTGACGATGGTGATTCTCGACGGCAAACCGGCCATTGCGCAATACGGTCAATGGGACGGTTATCCGAGCGGCCAGGGCCGCACAGCGCTGACGTTCGCTCGTGACAAGATGTACCGGCCGGTGTTCCTCGAACGCCTGCGCGCGGTCCATTGGCTGACGCGAGAGGAAATCGAAGCGGGCTACAAAGCGGCCGGCCATGACGGCAAGTCAGACTGGGTGGGCGATGTGGTGGCCAACAAGTTCCGCGAGGCATTTCCGCTGCTCACGCGGGACCACGGCGCGGAAATTCTCAATCTGGTGCAGCAGTCTGAGGGGCCTATCAATCTGATGGATCATTCGGACTTTGCCGCCGACTCTCTGTCGTGCGAATGGGCCTACGTGATCGACTTAGACAAGAACACATTCGAGGCCTATCGAGGCTTCAACCATGATCCCGTGCCGCCCGGTGAGCGCTTCTCTGACCTGCCGCAGCGCGAGTACAAGGGTATCGACACGAAGTACTACCCCATTAAGCACGTCCATACGTGGCCGCTTGATGCGCTGCCGACCGACAAAGATTTCGAGACGACGCTTGAGCCGCCCGAAGAAAACGAGGCGGCGGCGTGATGTGCTCTTCTTTGCAAAGAGAGGTTGGCAAGTGAACAAGGCTCAACTGGATTACGCCATTGGCAGAGTGGCAGAACTCGAAGCCCGCATCGAGGCGTTGGAGGCGGCGCTGCGGGGCTTGCATCACGAGTGCCTCCAAGCAGGCTTTGGGACGGCCAAGGATTACGCGTGGCCTAAAGTTATGCGCGAGGCGGAATTAGCTCTCGCATCTCAATCGGAAACGTTTTCGGAGCATGGTAAATGAGGCAGCCACCGAAAGAGCCGATCTTGCGCCCGCGGCATAACTCCCTGTGGACCGATGCCGACTACCTGGCAAAGCTCAAGTTCCGGTGCAACATCACCGAGGCTGGCTGCTGGGAGTTCCGAGGGTTCCGCCATCAGTCCCGCGCGTGGAAGGGTGGCAGTGGCTACGGCACCATGAGCTATCGGTGCAAAAACTGGCGGACCAACCGGCTCGCCTTCCATTTGGCCAAAGGGCCGATCCCGGAAGGTCACGTGATTCGGCACACGTGCGATAACCAGTGCTGCTGCAATCCCGACCATCTACTGAGCGGCACACAGAAAGAGAACATTGCCGATTGCATAGCCCGCGGCAAGCAGCAGTTCCATCCGAGCCATCATACGCATTGCAAGCGTGGGCATCCCTACGCCGAGCATGGGCGCAACTTCAAAGGTCTGTCTGGAACATGGCGAGCCTGTAAGGCATGCCAACGTGCGAGCCTTCGGCGTCGCGCGGGATGGCCTGAGCACTTGCTCTGGATTCCAGCGCAGAAGGTCGGCCAGCGACCAGACTTCACGGGAGATGAAGGTGGCTAAATTCCGCAAGAAGCCGGTAGTGATTGACGCTTGGCCGATGAAACGGCTCCTGCAATACGCCAAGACCGTCTGGAGCAGTCTGCCGGACCAGGTCAAGGACGCTTACGATGCCGGTGGCGTGGTCTTCAACGCCGAGAGCATCGCCATCAGAACGATGGAAGGCACCATGTACGCGACCCAAGATGACTGGGTAATCTGCGGGGTGAAGGGCGAATTGTACCCGTGCAAGCGAACTATCTTTCTCGCGACCTATGACATGGTGAATCCGTCCGATGGCGAACAAGTACTCGGTCATGAGCATTACGCCGAGGCTTCGGATGCCGAGGCCCAACGTCTGGCCGATACGTTTCAGTCTGACCGGGGAGAGAAGTAATGTGGATTCTACTTTTGACCTTGCTCTATGCCGGCGAATCAGCGCGGCTCGAACATATCGACGGGTTCGCCAGCCAAGACGATTGCGTAAAGGCCGCACTGCTCTGGCAACAAAGCGTGTCCAATAACCAAATGGCGAAGGCATATGCCACATGCGTCCATCGTTGACCGGGGGAGCAGCCAAGTGAGCGATATCAGGGAAATCAATCCGGCCGCCGGCATCGCGCTAGATGCGTGGCTGGTGATGAAAAAGGAAAAGGACGGCGCATATCTTGAGCGCAATAAGTGCGTTGCGTTCATGGCGCGCACGGCTTTGGAGTTGGGATACCGCACAGGAACCGCTAGGACGGCCATTGAAGGCTGGTCGACAGATTGGCACGGGTGCGTGTACATCGACCTGCCAACAGGCCAGGTGTCTTGGCATTACCATGATTCGCAAGCATGGCTGTTCAGCAAGTTACCGGCATACGAAGGGACGTGGGACGGCCACGACACGCCAGAGAAATACCGTCGCGTTCTAGCTTGCGTCGGCGTGACAGAACCGAGTGAGGGAGGAAAGTCTAGTGAATTCCATGCTTCGTTTTTCAAGTGATGCAGAAAAAATGCAAATAGTTGCCTCGCAAGTCTTTGATAAATCGGCGCAATTTGCGCCATGCTTCACCTCTGGAATTTTCGGAGCTGATTCGTCATTAATATTGGAATCCTCTTTGAAACAAGGGGATTTCAATGGTCAAGGAAAAATGGACGGAGGTTACGGACGAGGCGGAAGCCGACGAATTGAAGGAAACTCAGGGGGAGCTTTCGACGCCGATCTGCTATTCGCCGAATGGCCATCTGTGGGCGCCGGTGGACGATCTAGCGGCATGGCGAGAGACGCGCAAATGAAGCGCTCTTACCCGAACAAGAACCGCGGCAAGCCTCTTTACTCCACATGGTGCAGCATGCGAGATCGCTGCAACAATCCTAGAGATGAAAGCTATTTTCGGTATGGTGCCAGAGGTATCAAGGTGTGCGAACGCTGGGCGAGCTTTGCCACCTTCGTGGCTGATATGGGGCCGAAGCCTACGCCAGCGCATACACTTGAGAGGATCAATAACAACGGCAATTATGAGCCGTCCAATTGCCGCTGGGCCACGAAGCAAGAACAGGCGTGCAACACGCGACGGACACGACTTATAACCATCGACGGCGAGACTGCGCCGATGAAGGTCTGGATGGAGCGCCTCAAGGTCTCCAGCGCCACGTTGCTGCATCTCCATTTCGGGGTACCAATGCCGAGACGCAGCGAGGCTAAAAAGGAAGAACGACGTGCGCGGAGCATAAAGTATGGACGCGACTATCGGGATAGGAGACACCCAGATGAGTAGCCCTGACGGCTTCCGGGCTATGTGGCAGCGCTATTGCAGGACATGGGAGAAGGCCGGGAACGCGCGCTTCCATTTCCATGATCTCAGGGCGAAGTCGATCTCCGACAACCTGAGCCTGGATTCGGCCTACCTGCTTGCGGGGCATATCGATATCAAGATGACGCGGCGCGTATACGACAGAGCGCGGCGGAAAGTCGAACCGCTCAGATGAAACACGTCGTCATGTTCAGCGGTGGTATTGGCTCATGGGCTGCGGCACGGCGCGTGCCCAACCCAAAAACGCTGCTGTTCACCGATACCTTGATTGAGGATGCCGACCTATATCGCTTCCTTGAGGAAGCCGCTGCGAACGTCGGCGGCGACCTGGTGCGCATCGCTGAGGGGCGCACGCCGTGGCAGGTGTACCGGGATCGTCGGTTCCTGGGTAACTCCCGCCGCGACCCCTGCTCGGCGATCCTCAAGCGCAAGCCAGCTGACAGTTGGTTTTCAACCAACTGTGACCCGGCCGATACGACGATCTACGTTGGAATCGACTGGACCGAGGAACATCGGTTCAAACGGCTGCGTGACCTTCGAGCGAAAGACGGATGGACGTACAAGGCGCCGCTCTGTGAGGCGCCGTTCATCCTGAAAACCGACATGCTGCGAGAACTCAAGGCCGAAGGGATCGCGCCGCCACGGTTATATGCGGAAGGATTCTCGCACAACAATTGCGGCGGTTTTTGCTGCAAAGCTGGGCAGGGGCAATTCGCTAACCTGCTTCGGACGAAGCCGACGCTTTACGCCGAGCACGAAGCCGAAGAACAATCGCTACGCGCCTATCTAGGCAAAGACGTATCGATGATGACCGACCGCACAGGCGATGGCAAAAAGAAGCCGCTAACCATGCGGACATTGCGATTGCGCATCGAGGCCGGCGAACAAGTCGACATGTTCGACATCGGCGGTTGCGGGTGCTTCGCGTGACACAATCTACTTCAGGGGCTGACAAATGAAGCGAAAGACGCGAACCGCACCGAAACCGGTCATCCCGAAGGGCTACTACGACCCTGCCGATTACATCATGGTTCACAAGGCCCATTACGCCGACCTGCTTTACCGGGCCACGACTCGAATTGAGATCGCGCCGTTCAAGGTCAGTGTGGACGGCGTTCTGACAGAAAATACTTCCGGAGTGCCGCATGCCGATTCCCTATGAGCACGTGAAGCTGAAAACCGACGCTATGCGAGAGATCACCAAGACTCTCGCGGCCTTCGGTTGCCAGTCCTTCGGGACAATGACCGACAACGACCGCCAAGTCGCAATCGTCGTATTCAAGTGGCGCGATCGACAGGTGCAACTCGAGGCGAGTTGGTCGGGATACGCCCAGGCGCTCATAACCAAAAGCGGTTGGAAGCGTGAGGACGCATTAGAGCACGCCAGGCGGGCGGTCTATTCGATCCTGCGGGATTGGGTCAAGGGGCAGACGACCGCCATAGAGTGCGGGGTCTTAAGCTTCGACACGGCGTTCCTGCCGCACATGGTCTTGGCCGATGGCCGGCGTGTCATCGATGCAGCAAACGCCGCGGGCCTGCTACCGCCACCGGATACGAGTCCGAAGGTCGTGGAGTTTCGGAAATGACATCGCATACATCCAAAGGTGTCGAGTGAAAGATAACGAATATCAGTGTGCCGAATGTGGCGGCGTGTTCGAGCGCGGATGGACTGAAGAGCAGGCTCGCGCCGAGCAGGCAGCCAATGGTTTCGCGGATCTGCCGCCAGAAGATACGGCGTGCGTCTGCGAGGATTGCTACCAGGAGATTGCTAAGCGGTTTGGTCTGATCACAGACTTTCAGGCTGAAACAGAAGGAAAGTCGACGTGAAGCTGAATGAGCAGGCGCTGTTCTGGCTGGATTCGTGGGTCAACCCGAAGACCAATACAAACGAGATCGCCAGGGCGAACGCCAGGGCGGTAGGTGTCCACATTGCCGGGCTGCAAAAGCACATCCAACATCTGGAGGCGGCGATCCGCGAGCGAGCCGCTCTTTGCTGCTCGTGTGTGGGCACTGGGTTGACGACCGTCGCTGGACCGGACTGTTTCAGTTCGAACGTTGTGTCGTGCCCGGACTGCGCTGATTTGCGAACCGCCCTTACTGCCGACACAGGAGAGAAGCATGGGACTTGATACGTCTCACGACGCTTGGCATGGCGGCTACTCGTCGTTCATGCGCTGGCGCGAGAAGATCGCCCAGGTGGCCGGACTACCGCCGCTGCAATTCATGGAGGGATTCTACACGCCCCTCCGGGTCTCAGAATCGAGTTGGAACGGCCAGATCCCGACGATATACCTTGGACCGCACACCGACGAGATGACGCGCAATTGCATCAAGCGGTTCGAAGAGTCGCTTCCCATCAAATGGGAATGCCTCAAGCCGTCGCCGCTCCACGAGCTGCTATATCACTCGGACTGCGACGGAGAGATACCGGCAGACAGCTGCGGGCCGATCGCCGACGAACTGGAAAAGCTCATGCCGCTGCTACCGGACACCGACGGGCTCGGACATATCGGCAATTGGAAGGACAAGACCAAGCAGTTCATTGACGGGCTGCGGGCTGCCGCAGCCGCGGGAGAACCCCTTGAGTTTCACTAGCTACGGTATCGATGGAGGAGCAAAGCATGGGTGAGGCTACCGAACTGCCGGGGCGGCTACTGCTGAACGATATGGCCCGCATGTTTCGCAACGCCGAGCGAGGCAAGTTTTCGAGCACAAACACTCAAGAACAGGATCGCCTGTTAGCAAAGGAAGCGACGTTCTATCGAGCACTCTGTGCGGAAGCCCAGCCATTCCTAATGCCTCACAACGGGGATCTTGGTCTTGAAGGGAAGCGGTCGATCATGATGGGCGAGCTGCGACCGCCATATCCGGTAACCGCGCTTGAATTCAAGTTCACTAACGAATTTGCCAAGGCGAAAAACTTTTCAGCGGCGACAATATTCTTGATGGATGATTGGGATAACGATAACGATTTTTGCATCTCGATGGCGGCTTGCTGGCTCGAATTGACAGGTACGTGGGGATGGTGCGACGAGATTCTTAGAGTGCCAAAAGGCCTCGATCTTCAGGTTACCGGCTTTGATGAATGCACGTTTTCCGGTCCGGTCCAACGCGCGCCGCTCGGTATAACTGATGAAGATCCAAAATTCCGGCCATGCTGGGCGTTCTTCACACGCATTGCCGCTGACTTTTTATGTCTCCTGTCTTGTTCGAATGTTGACGTGCGGGACGCCCCGATATCGCGATTTAAACGTGAACAGGATGCCCGCAAGCATCGCGGCCGGTTCCTGGTGTACAAGATTCTAGACCTACCGAACAAGACTGCCAGCGGCGAGGACGTTGCAGTGGGAACGCATGCGAGCCCTCGATTTCATTTCCGCCGTGGACATATCAGACGGCTACCGACTGGCAAGAATTGTTGGGTTCGTATGCACTCGGTCGGGACGATGGTCAACGGCATTGTCGCCAAGGATTACCGCGTCACCTCACAGTCTGATAGGGGAACAGCCAAATGAACGAGGACTTGCCTAGCGGATCGCCCGCGCATTGGTTGCAGCCTGGCGAATTTCAGGTTTGGTGCCCGCGTACCTACGGTCGCCCCATAGACCGCTGCGGCTTCATGGCGCCCGTGTGCGCGGTGAGCGGCTTGGCGGCTGAGATGGGCTGTGATCGGTGCGGTGGCGAACTGCGCATAGCGGAAGTCAGCAAGGACGGCACAAGGACCGACCGCCCTATACCCCTTAAGCGCTCTACGAATGATAGGGGAGGCGCGGAATGAGTCGCGGCCGAACTCTCATGCGTACCCTGGCGAAGCGCGAACGGGTCGTAGAGACAGCCGTGGCGTATGTATTGTCCCGCGAATCCGGGAAGGCTTCTGGATTTGAATTTTTGGATCTCTGTGAGGCCGTTAAGGTGTGCAAGCCGGAACGCTTCGCTAGTGATACCGGAGAAAAGCAATGAAGGTATCCGAACTAATCGAACGTTTGCAGAATATGCCGGCGGACGCCGAAGTGCTCCATTTATGGGACGGCCACCTACGAACCGGCATAGAGCATGTGTGGCTCACGCGAGACGGACGGGTCGGAACTGGCGACCACGGCGAAGTGTGTTACGACACGGAGGAAAGGCCGGTCGATGCACCGACCCAAGAAGAAAATCGCTATTGGGCTACTCCCAAGGCCGCAGCGGTCACTCCAGGGACTTCGCCTTGAGGTCCCAAAGTTCCGCCTTCGCTGCGGCCCGCATCCCGGCTTTGTCTTCGCCCTGGTCGAGCAGCTCGATCGCGCGGCGGGCGTACGTATCGCGCTTCTGGCTGTACTCGACGTGTCGACGGAAGCGCTCGATGAGGTCGACCTTCTTGGCCATGCCCCATTATTCCGCCCGCGGAGCCTAAATGAGCGCTCGAACCCGCAAGGGCAAGCGACGCATCAGTTTAGACGGCGGCGCGTGGGGACAGGAATGGTATGCCGCGGCACCGCTACGATTCATTGAGGAGAACGGGCACAAGATATTGCAACAACTTTACTTGAGAGATGTTCCGCGCGAAGCCGAATGGCGCGACGTTCCCTTAGTTGCCACTGAACTCGATGATGCCGGCGCCGACCATGGCTGACAACAAAGCCGCGAGCGTCATCCTGGTCTGCGTCAAATGCCGCCGCAAGATCTCCGGCCTCACTCGTGCGTTACGCAATAATCAGCGATGCGCGTGTGGCGGGGAGATGGAGGAGGAGAAGCGGGTAGCGAAGGAGACGGGGAAGTGATCATGCCCCGCTCCGACGTCAAGGCTCTGACCGGCTACGTCCGAGCCTCCGCCCAGGCGCGCTGGTTGCGTCGGCACGGCTGGCGGTTTACCGTGAACGCCCTCGGAGAGCCGATCGTCGCCCTAGATGAGTTCAATCGGCACATGGTGGGCGGGAAGGCCGCAGGCATCCAAGAACCCAATTTCGACTGGGATGCGATCAATGGGACGAAAAAGAAAGCAGGATAATCATCTCCCGCGGCGCGTCTACCTGGTTCACGGCTCCTATTACTTTCGGCCGAAGATCGGCAAACCGGTCAATCTCGGCCACGATCTTGCCGCCGCTCTGTCCCAATACGCCGGCCTCATTGGCAATACCTGGACCGGCAACACCTTGGGCGATGTGATAGACCGGTATCGGACTGAGGTGCTGCCACTCAAACGCTCCAAGTCCACCCGCCGCGACCAGGGTAAGCAGCTCGACCGGCTGAAAGTCGCCTTCGGGGCCATGCTGCCCGACAACATCACGGCGCAGATGTGCTACGCCTATCAGGACGGTAGGCGCTCGGAGGATGGCGAGCTAGTCCCGGTCGCCGCACGACACGAAGTTGAACTCCTGCGGCACTTGTTCGCTAAGGCAAACCGCTGGGGCAAGGCGTCGAGGAATCCGGCGCTAGGCCTTGACCTGGGGCCGCGCAGCCCGAAACGCGCGCAGGTCACGATGGAGCAGGTCGCGGCGGTCAAGAAGCTGGCGAATGGGCGCATGCGGGCTGCGATCGATCTCGCGGTGGCAATCGGCCAGCGCAAAGGGGATCTGCTGAAAGTCAGGCGTGAACATCTGACGGCCGAGGGGATCTATATCCAGCAGGGGAAAGGCGGCGCGCGGGTGCTGATCGAATGGAGCCCGGACCTCGAGGCGGTCGTCGCGGAGCTGAAGGCGATGGCGCCGCAGATCCCGGGCGACTACTTGATACGCACGCGCAAAGGCAAGCCGTACAGCTCATCGGGGTTCTATCAGATCTGGCGGCGCGTCATGATCAAGCACATGAAGGCCGGTGGCGTGTGGTTCACGTTCCACGACCTGCGTAGCGTGTCGGCGGACGGAGCGGAAACGGACGAGGAGGCGCGCGATCGGCTGGGGCATAGGGACGTCGCGACCACGCGGCGGTTCTATCGGAGAGGGGTTACGAAGGCGAAGCCGAGGTCCTAATGGAAGATCCATTTGTCAAAGGCAAAGATACTGAGCCGTTCTGGGACTACGTCGAGGCGGAAGCTTACACGCGGTTGCGGGAGCTATTGCGACGGGCGCTTCCAGATTTGCGCTGGGCGGAGGCGGCCTCCGATGAACGGAACGGCGCTCTGAGTGACCCGACAATCATCGAGGACATCGAGCGGGAACTAGGTTCGGATATTCCAAAGATATGAAAATATTCCAAACGGGTGAGCGAAATATGGTGCGCCCGGAGAGATTCGAACTCCCGGCCTCCTGGTTCGTAGGGAGGCGTTCTCTCGCGCGTAAGCTGCTGAATTGGCTGACGAATGATGGTGTCGCGGTTTGGAATATTTTTGGAGCTGGCGATCAGGTAAGCCGTTGTTCCACATGGAACTATGTTCGTAATATTCCAAAGCTTTTTAGCCCACCCTTAAGTCAAAGCATGGACACCCTGACTCGCGTCTCGACTACAGTGCCGCATCGCAATGACAGGGAGAGTCGCGGTGCTCAAATGCAAGGAATGCGGCGGCGACCTCAGCGCCGAAGCGACGGCATGCCCTCAATGCACCAGCGACGCGAAAGTGTCGCGACGTCTCATATTCCGTTGGGACCTGTGGCTCGTCGCCATTGCGCTCGGCGTTCTCGCCTGGTTAGGGCTAACTCTTCTGTAAATCTAGCGGCTGCGTTAGCTACTAAACTCACGGTCACTTTCTGCTATTCCATAGCACTAACCGGACACAGCGATGGTGCACGGGAGAAGACGACGTGACGCTCAAAGAGAGGATGGTGAAACTCCGGCAGGACAACCCGCTGTTCACCGTCGCCGGCCTGACCGAGATCACGATCTACGGCGACAGCCAAGAGCGCGAGGGCGACTTCCTAGCCGCGGCCGCGCAGATCCTGCACTGCTCGCAGGCCGAGGTCGACGAGGCGGCGGCATTCACGGGAGAGACGACCAGTCAACCGACCGACCAGGCTAATCCTACGCTGCAGAGACTGACCGAGGCGATCAACCTGTTGGTCCGCTACCAGGCTGTCACGATCCAGTCCGACGACGCGGCTCATGACGCGTTGTGGGACGACGCTGCCCGGTTCCTGGCGGCGCATGCCTACATGCCGCCGCCGGCACCGCCGGACATCGATGGATTGCTGAAGAAGTCGCTATGAATCTCACCCCACGAGGACACACGATGGCCGCGAAACAGAAATCAAAACCGAAACACAAGCGAGCCGCCCTTTCGAATAGGCTGACTCCGGGCAAGCAGATGCCGGTGACAGTGCGCGATCCGTTGTCCCGGCGGGTCGTCAAACGATCGTGACGCTCCCCAGACCGCCGATCGACTACGCCCTGACGTGCCACGTCGACGAGCTCGACGCCTGGGGTTTCGGGCGCCAGGACATCGAACGCTACGTGGCGTGGAAGAAGGGAACGCTCAAACCGCCGCCTGACGAGGATGAGGTACGACGCTTCTGCCATCTCGCCCTGCTTGTCATCCTGACGGACACAACCTGATGAAGCGATATCCACAGATCATGAGCGAAGAGGCGACGCTCGCCAACTGCTCGGTCAAGTCGATCGCCAGATTTGGCGACGGCGAGTGGCGCTGCGCCGTGGGCGGCGGCTGCACCAGCCAGCGGCCGGATCCGAAACTCGCACGCGAGCTGCAGACGGTCCTCCAGGCCGAAGACGACGGGTGCATGGTCGGCATACCGAACCCGTTTCACCCGGACGCGCCCCGGCGCGAGAGTTGGATCAAGTACACGGAGCCCAAGTTCGCGTCGCTGCTTGCGCAGGACAAGCGTGCCTACTGGTCTAGCTTCATCACGCGGCCGGACAATGCGCCGTGGATCGATACGCCGGCCTACTGGGAGGGCGTCTGGGCGCTGTGGCGAGATCAGGACGTCGTCCTTGTCGTTGGCGACAAGAAATCGATCACGACGGAGATGATCGGCGATCAAGCGAAGTCGGTGCGAGAGGTGACCGGCCCGCGTCAGCACGCTTACGCCGAGATCGACCGCATCGAGGAAGAGATCGGCAAGACGAGCGCGCGTGTCCTGCTATGCCTGGGCGCCGCCGCAACGGTGCTCGCCTGGCGGCTGTCGAAGAAGGGCATCCACGCGCTCGATCTCGGGCACATTGGCATGTTCATGCGCCACGCTGGGGCGTACCGGTATTCGCTCGACGACCTGACGAGCACCGATTATAGGGCGCAGATCACCACGCTGCACGCCAGCACGCGATGGGGCACAGATGGCGCGACGCACGTCGAAGCCGTGGATGCGTACTCGGCCGAGCTCGATGCGAAGACTATCCTCGATTACGGCTGCGGCAGAAACACGCTCAGCGACGCGATGGCGAAGCGCAGTCCGCCGCGCCGCGTCTCGGGCTACGATCCCGGCATCCCCGACCGGGCCGGGATGCCCAAGCCGTGCGATCTCTTGGTCTGCTCAGACGTCCTCGAACACGTTGAACCGGAGAAGCTCGACGCCGTGCTCGACCACATCTGGCGGCTGACCGGCAAGGGGGCGTACTTCTCGATCAGCGTTAAGCCCGCTCGCGCCGTACTCCCCGACGGGCGCAATGCGCATATTTGCCTTTTAAGTCCCGATCAATGGATTGAAAAGCTGAAAAACGTCGGCTGGACGATCGCGCGTAGCGAAGTCAAGAAGAACGTGAATATCTGGGCGGTGAAATGAGCCCGCCATCGCTCGTGATATCCGAGACCGTGTACCCATATCTGGTGGCCCAGCGAGGCGCGATCGATGACATGAAGGATGATCCCGCGATCTGGTGCGGACGTTACGCCGACATGCTGGCAAGCGAATTTGCGTGCTTCGAGCCGTATCTGCCTGAGCAGTGCGACGCCATCTTGGACATCGGCGGCGGAATGGGTGGTATCAATGTGCTGCTCAATCATCATTATGGTGGCGATTGCTCGGTCACGCTGCTCGACGGGACGCACGACGAGCCTCGGATGGTGCGGCACTCGCAAACATTCTCGAATTTCGACGTCGCGCGCGATTTTCTACACCTCAATGGCGTGCGCGACGTGCGCTCGATCGACGCCGGGCATGTGCACCCGACAGCGCCGAGCTTTTTCGATCTGGTGATCTCCCTCAAGAGCTGGTGCTTTCACTACCCGCCCGAAACCTATCTCGACTTAGTTATCGGCTGTGTCATCCGCGGACAGACGCAATTGATCGTCGATGTGCGACGCGATCGTCCAGAGTGGGCGCATTTACTCGAGCGCACGTTCGCCCAGGCGCGCGTGATTTACCACGGTCCGAAGTTCAGCACCTTCTGGTTTCGCGCGTGAGCGCGAGCGCGATCACGCTCCTGGCGGGCGGCTGGTCGGCGTCGGGCGTTGACCTGCACTGGCTGCCGGGTAAGGTCATCGCGGTGAACGACGCGGCAATCTACGCACCTCGCGTTGACTTCGTCGTCAGCATGGACCGGATGTGGGTCGAGGCTCGTTTCGCGCGGGTCGTGAAGTTTGGCAAGTCGCTATGGCTACGGCGCTCGACGCTGCGCAATATCGTCAGATGGCAGGACGTGCCTCGCGTGACCGCGTTCGACTGCGATCACACCTCGACGACGCTATCAGTCACGCCGGACACGCTCAACGGCACCCACTCCGGCTTCTGCGCCCTAAATTTAGCCTACCTGCTGCGCCCGCGCCGTCTCTACCTCGTCGGCCTGGACTCCCGGCCGGGCCCTAAAGGCGAACGACATTGGTTCCCAGACTACGCCTGGAAGAACGGCGGCGGCTCGAAGCCCGCCAAGATCGCCGAGTGGTCGAAGCAGTACGATACCGCCGCGACGCAGCTGCGCAGCGCCGGCATCGAGGTGTGGATGTACGGCGCGTCGAGCGTCCGGTGTTTCAACAAGATCGACCGAGAAGGCCTGAAGACAGCATGGCAAAGCGAACCCTGACGATCTGTCTGCCTTATTATCGCAACGCCGGCCAACTCGAACTGCAGTTCGAGCGTATCAGATCAATGAGCCATGATGTGCTGTCCAGAATAGCCGTGATTGTGGTGGACGACGGCTCGCCGGACGGCGATGCCAAGGGGTGGGACATCGGCTGCCCGCTGGCCATCTTCAAGATCGGTGTCGATGTGCGCTGGAACCAGGACGCCGCCCGCAACATCGCGGCACATCACGCTGAGACGCCCTGGCTGCTGCTGACCGACATCGATCATCTGATCCCGCAGGACACCGTCGCGCGCCTGGTCATGCACAAACTTCGAAAGGACTACGTCTATCGGTTTGCGCGCACCACCCTCGAGCGCACGCAGGACGGACTGATCGAGACGACGCCCTATAAACCCCACCCGAACTCGTGGGGCGTGACCAAGCAGATGTACTGGCGCACCGGCGGTTACGACGAGCGCTTCGCCGGCTTCTATGGGACCGATGCCGACTTTCGAGACCGTCTGCGCGACGTCTGCACAGACTTCATCACGCTTCCAGAGCACCTCGTTCGCGTGCCGCGCGAGACTCAAGCCGATGCATCCACGACCCACTATCTGCGAAAGCAGCCGGAGGACAAGGTCGGCATCCGACGCGTCAAGGCCGAGCGTGCGGGCGTCAAGAACTGGAAACCGCTCGCCCTGTCGTTCCCGTATCGCAGGATCTACCCGTGAGCCAGCATCTGGTCTTCGTGTGCTTCAAATGGAAACCGCCTTCCGGCTACCGCTCGAAATTCGACGCAGCCACAGTGAACGTGCTGCACTCTATGCTGACGCGACACTACCTGAAACCTTTCGAACTCGTCTGCGTCACGGACGATCCGCGAGGCATAGTTCCCGCCGTGCGTACGATCGAGTTGTGGAGCGACCACGCCAACGTACTCTCGCCGCACGGTCAGGCATATCCATCCTGTTACCGGCGCCTGAAGATGTTCTCCCGCGAGGCGGCTGCACAGTTCGGACCTCGCATCTGTTCGATCGACCTAGACGTCGTCATATGCCGGGAGATTACCGATCTCTTCGAGACCGACCTGGACTTCAAGATCTATGGGGACACCGCGCGCGGCACGCCGTACAACGGCTCGCTGATCTATCACCGTGCCGGTACGCGGACGCAGCTTTGGGAGAAGTTCGACCCTAAGACATCGCCCGCGATGGCGAGAAAGCTACGCTACATCGGATCGGATCAGGCCTGGATCGGTGCGTGCCTGGGACCTGATGAGGCCAGGTTCACGATGCTCGAGGGCGTCTACTCGTACCGAAACGAGATCATGCCAAGCGGGATACTTCCCTCTAGAGCGAAGATCGTAATCATGCACGGCCATTCGGATCCTTGGTCGGACGCAGTGAAAATTAAGCATGCATGGATACGCGAACATTATCGCTAGTCGGGGAGACGCAAAAAGCAGCCCCGCCTCCAGTTGAGGACCGCGGGGCCGAAGGGCCCGACACGCGGTAAAAGAAGACGAAGAAACCGCGCATCGAGATTGGGCCTTTACCAGTCCTGCCTCTTACCGAAAATGCGCTGGATCATCGACGGACTGCTGTCCGCTTCCTCGACCTTCATCCCCGACTCGTTATCCTTCGGTGTGTATTCTTGCGTGGGCTTAGCCGGAGGCTTGCGCTTGCGGGATGGCTTTGGCGCGGTCTTCTTGGCTTGGTAGTCGAACCAATCGCTCATCGCGAGTCTCGGCGCGCAGGAGCTTGAGTTCCGCTCTGGCGTATGCGAGCAGCGTGTAATGATCGACCTGTTGAAATGACGGCTGCATCGACAGCAGACTCTGCATCCGCCTCCGTTATTCCGTCTATCGGGCATGCCGCGCTACTCATTGTCGTCTTCCTCCGACGGCACGGCGACATGCTGCGGCGCACTGCGCGGCGTGCGACGCATTTCAATCGGGCGCCCGTAGCATTTTTGGTACGCCGAGGCGTAGTTCATGCCGGTATCCCTGAACGGCGCGTGCGCGAGTTTGTGGGTGAAGATCGCGACTCGGATCCGTTCGCGCCGGTCATCGGCGCTCAGGCCGCCGAACATCTCGCCGCATACCGCAAACTCGCGAATAAAATCCAATTCAAGATCGCGATCCAAATGCACGAGCACGGGCTACACCGCCAATTGCATTGCCGTGGGACGTGGCTCTGGCAAGCGGACATAGATGCGTCGCCGCTCGGCCACGAGGCGCGCAGCGCAGATGGTGGCGATCGCGGCGTGCCAGCGTTCGACCTCGACCGTACCCAGGTAATACATATTGCCGTAATGGAGCGATCTGGCGCGCGTTTCTTTCACGGCGCGAGCTTCACGGCGGCGTTGAGCCGCCCGGAATCCCTATCGGCTGCGTCGAGCGCAGCTTGTAGTAGTCGTTCAGCTTCTGGATCGCTGCGGGGAATTCCGCTGGCTGCTTGAGCTCCGCCGGCCACGGCTCCGGTTTTTGGCAGTCCACTATCATCGGCGCAGGCGGCGGCGGCTTCAACGAGGCGCATGCGCTCAACGAGGCCAGCAGTAATAGGAGGCAGGTTCTTTTGTAGGTCATAGGTGTCAATTACCTTCTGGTTCGCCATACGCTCAAGCGCTGCCTGGTGATCGTGTTCATCCATAGTCGTGACGACGGCCTGCAACTGCGCCGCGTGTTGCGCTTCCACGGCGGTTTTATACGCATTCAGCTTGTCGTCCGCCGAGAGTCCGCCGAGGTGATAGCCGGCGCCGAATAGCAGCGCGATCAGCATCATGACGCCCCCAATCTTGGCGTACAGCAGAGGCGTCATATGTCATCACTCCCGATGCCGTGGCGGTTTAAGAATCGCTTCATCGCTTTGAGCATCCGCTCCTGGAAGTTCTTGAAAAAACGCATTTCCTTAGAGACCGCCCCGACCTCGCTCGCGATATGCGCCCTCGTCTCGCGGTTCTGCTCATTTACGACGGTGACGATGGCGCCGTGTTCCTGCGCGCTTTTCTCGCGATTGTTCTGCAAGCGGTCCAGGATTTCCCGATGACGCGCGGTGTTCAAATCCTCATTCCCGTCGTCCTTGGTGGGGTCTGTCAACGTCGTCTCCTCGCATATGAAGGCGTTTCGGCCACCGTTTCAACATGCTCACGCCACTGCCTTTGCCTATCCACTTCGTCCGCAATGGTGTCTACTTTACCGTTCATGACCGCTAGCTGCGTGTCGATTTTGTGCAGAACCTCTCGATCCTGCTCAAGACTTGCAACGGACTCCTGGAGCCGGTGAACGTCATTCTGCGCGTTGTGTATGTCGTGCTGCGCGTTGATGACATACGCGATGGCTATGCATAACGCGGTGATAGCGCTCGCGAGCGCGGCAGGGGTGAGGCGCTGCCTGAATGCTCGCGGCAACCAGGCAAGTCCCGGAGCGCGCTCGATGAGAACTGACGTGGTGGAACCGAAGTCCTCGCTTTCATCCACGGGCTACTACCCACGCCTTCGTCGCTACGCTGTTGGCGGGGCAGCCTGAGACTGCTTGGCCTTGTTCCCCGTATACCAGCCCCGAAAGATGACCATAACAAATAGAGCTATGCCGATCTTCGGCAACGATTTGTCGCCCAGATACGTCACCGCCGCTTGGTGAACCGTGGCCGGATCGAGCAAGGCGAGTCCCATAATGGCCGTGCCGAGCGCGCCGAGCGCTTTGGTGAGATGGTCGACGAGGTAGCGATAGACTATTTTCATGCGGCACCGTCTGTAAAATAGACGCTGCTTTATAGCGTCTTTTTCGCAGGCCGGCTTTGCCGTGGTTCACGTAATTATCTCAACAAATTGCGCGATTCTGTTGGCCCAGCCTAAGGCGTTGTCGGCTTGGAGCTCGTACCCGGCGGCACGCGCCAGGGTGAGCTTTGGATCGTGCGCGACCAACGCGCCGTAAAGACGGATTCGGGCGCCACACACCAGCATCCGCAGCGACGTCGCCTCGTGAGAATTGATCGCGGAGAGTGACACCGCGCCCAAATGCCCGTCGACGATGACCCCGACGGCCCGCTGGACCATCTTGGCGGCCTCCTCCTGACTGTGCTGTACGCCTGCGTCGACGACGAGCGCTTGCAGCGCCTGGTCGGCGATCTGGCCGAATCCGGGCGCAGTCACATACATGTGCTGGTAGATGGAGCGCACCGTCTGCGGGTCCAGCGATTTAAGGTCATCAACCGAAGTCGCGGCTGGCGCCCTCCAAGCGCGCAGCGTGGCCAGTGTGATCCCGCAAAAGGTGGGACCGCCCTTATCGTCGGGCCGGTCGGTGAACTTGAGTCCCTCGCGCGCCAGGATGCCGTCGATGATGTCGCTGGCCAGGATCACGCGTGCGGCCCGCGCAGTAGGTAGCCGACCAGCGTCCCCAGCAAGAGTCCTACTGCGAGCGCTATACAGATAAGCGCGATCGCTTCCTCGCGGTTCGTCGCCCACCAACTCTTTGCCTTCAGCGTTTCCTTGGCCAGCGCTGCCTCGGCCTGCTTTTCGAAATCAGTCACACGCTTCTCCCTAGGTTGCCGTGAAAATAACGGGCTGCGTAGCGGCCACCGAAACCGGCGTGTATAGATATAACTCGCCAATCGTGGTGTTCGTCGAATTGCCGTTGTTCGCGGTGATATTGATCCGCCAAAATCGAAACGCGGTGCCACTCGGGCTGCCGCAGGTGTAGGTGCGCAGTTGCCCGCTCGTCCAAGACGTTTCACTGGTGCGAGTATCGACCGTGGTCCAGGTCTTGCCGTCATTGGAGCCATCTACGGTCCAGCTTTTGGGCGCCGAATTGACGTTAGTGGTACCCGATGTATCGAATTTAATCGCGTAACTGCCGAGTTGTTGCGAGTAAGCGCCTACACCGGGACTCGTTCCGGCTTCATAGAGCCATAGCTCATCAACATTTGTGTACGGATCTCCGTTGTTGGCGGTGATGTTCAAGCGGAAATAACGATAGGCCGTCGTCTGTGTCGCGGCCGTGTATGAGCGGATCTCGCCAGGCCCCCATGACGTTTCGTTAGTTCGCGTGTCGACCGTGGTCCAGGTGCTGCCATTGTTCGATCCCTGCATCGTCCAGTTTTTCGGCGCTTCACCGGGAAATGCTAGCGTCATAATCTGTACGTCGTACACCCCGAGGATTTTCGTGGTACCTGAACCCAAATCGAGTTCCAACCAATCGACGCCAGCGCCTGTCCCTAACCAATAAGTACCGAAGCCAGTAGTGATCCCGTCGAACGCGTGCCAAGCAGCAGTATTGGTGGCGTCGTATACGCTTGACGCAGACGCCACATAGGGACTGGGCGCCGTATTGCTCGACATGTTACGCGGCGCAAAAGGGGCAAGTCCCAATCCTAAATCGATCCCGAGCCATCCGACGCCAGCGGTATCCCCCGCCCATGGAACGCTTAGGTTTCCATCAAAAGCGTGGAAAGCGTGGAAATTGATATCAGAATCCGACGCATGCGCAAGGTACGGAGACGTCGAATAGTTGTTAGTCAGTGTGTGCGGGGCGAAGTCTGTCATCAGCGTGTGCTCGTGAAGGCCCAGCCCATATTATCGGCAGTCGCATCCGGCGTAGCCGGTAAGACCAGCGCAAACAGATCACCTGCCGCGAACGACTGCGCTAACCCACCGGTTGATGTGAACGTGGCCGAACTGCCGCTGATAGCGAACGTTGCAGTGCCGATGCTGGAGCCATTCTTTTGGATATCAACAGCTGTCGATGCGGTCGCTGTCGTACCGCGCAGCTTCATGTAGCAGCCCGCGAAGTTCGCCGCGAACGTGACCGCCTGCGTGATGGGGACAGATAGGAGCACCTTGCTCGCGGAAGCCGTAGGCATGCCCGAAAAGTAGCCGCTGACAACATACGGCTCGCTCACCCACAACAGATCTCCGCTGGTCCCTTGCGTCTGCAAGAACTGTCCCGCCGTACCCGCCGCCAGCGCTGCCCAGGCCGACGCGCCGCGGTACAAGATCATGCCGCGCGTCGATCCCATGACGTGGTCGAGGATCGCGGTTAGCGTGTCGGCCAGCGGGGTCGACGAACCGCCAGAGATGTTTGCTAGGATCGTCCCGTCGGCCTGCGCCGGAATATCAGTCAGTGCCAGCACCACGGCGCCTACCCGACCGAAGACGCTCGTGACCTCGGTCGTGTTCCCGTCGATCTTGAGCCACGCTGACCCGTCGTAGAGCAACAGGTCGCCAATGATCCAAGACGAGTTACCGTCTACGGTCGTCGTTCCCGCGGTCGCGACCTTGTAAAACCAGCCGAGCGTGCCCGAACCAGAGGTGATAGTCGGCGAGTTCGTCGTGGCGTTCCATGTTCCCTTGAACACCATTCCACCAACTACTGCCGCGACTGCCGCATCGGCATAAGCGGTGCTCGCCGCTTTGGTGGAGTTATCGCCAGGCGACTGCGTGCCAACGATAGGGTTAGTGAGCGTCGGTCCGGTCGCGAGAACCACCGTGCTACCAGATCCAGTCGTAGTCGCGGCGATCAACTGCGCGCTTCCGTTACTCGCCACAGCGACTGCGCTCGTGGGCACGATGGCGCCGTTCACTTTTGCCACCGTGGGATTCGGGAACGTGCCCGACAGATCGCCGCCGGCAGAGCCTGAGGGAGGCGCCCCGCTGCCGATAGCTGCAGTGACGAAAGCAGTCGTGGCGATCGAGGTATCGTTATCGCCGGGTGAAGGAGTGGGCGCCTGCGGATCGCCAGTAAACGTCGGGTTAGCTAGCGGCGCGGCGCCCGATACGTCGCCTACTGCCAGGGTGACCGCTCCAGTGCGGCCCGCGACGCTGATCACTTCGCCCGGGTTACCGTCGAGCTTATCCCAGGCGGTGCCGTCAAATAGAAGGATGTCTCCGACTATCCAGGACGAATTGCCATCAACGGTCGTGGTGCCTGCCGTGGCCACCTTGTAGAACCATCCTAGGGTGCCGGAACCCGAGGTGATCGCTGGGCTATTCGTGGTGGCGTTCCATGTTCCCTTATAAACCACTCCTCCCACGATGGCGGCTATCGCCGCCGTCACGAAAGCCGTGGTCGAAATCTTGGTCGAGTTATCGCTAGGCGACTGCGTCGTGGTAGTCGGAGAACCGCCGAGCGCTACGGAAGTCTTGATCGTCGGGTTGGGATACGTCCCGGCAAGGTCGCCGCCTGCCGCGCCACCACCGCCGCCGCTGACGCCAAGCGATAACAGCCCGTTGGTCGTGCCGTCTGTGTAGAAAAGGCCGACGTCGCCAGCAATCAGCGATACCGTCGTAGAACCACGAGTCACGTTGAGTGCATGGCTACCGCCGTTATTAACGATGAACAGACTCTTCGTCGCGGGAATAGTCAGCGTACGCAACACGGAGTTACCCGTAGTCGCAAAACAGACCGCTCGCGTAAATTCGGCACTGGTGAGCGCGTGGTCGCCACTCGACATATCGACCGTTAGCAGGTCGGAAAACGCTAGATCGAGCGCGTCGTCCGCGTCGTTAGACGTCTGATACGGTTGAAGCTGTCCCGATGCGATTGTCGGGAGACTCTTGTTGCCCATTACGTCGGCACTCCTACTGTAACTAGATGGGTGAAGCCCCTGCCAACTTCGCCCGACATTTGATAGACCGCGAGTTTCAGCGTAGCTGGCGTGCTGCCAAAGTCGGCGGTGACTGCGGCGGCCGGATAGGTGATTGGAAGCGCGGTCCCGCTAAGCGTCCTGACGAGGCTGCTGCCGGAATAGACATCGACCTGGTACGCCTCGCTGTCCTCGTTGAGCGCGAGTGTCGGACTCGCGAAGCTGATCGACGTGTCGTTCTCGATGCGCGATCGCCGGTCGGCGTCGATCAGGATGTCGGACCCCGACAGGCTGGTGCGCGTGTTCCACGGGGCGCGCGGCATCAACGAACGGCCGATGGTCGTAAAAGGGACGGTGGGGACGCTCGCTATCGTGTCGCGAGAGCCGACCGCCTTCCACAGCAGCGACGAATTCAGATCGGTGATGGCGATGTTCGTCTTCTGCACCGTACCCGGCACATTGAGCATGACGAAACGATTGCCGATCGAGTGCCCGCCGGTCATCTCATCGCTGCCGCGCCGACCGCGCAGCAGATAGGAGAGCGTCACCGTGTCAGAGCTGACGACGGCCACGTCACGGAATTGGAATATCTCGACGCTTCCGTCCGCGTTGATGAGGGCGGCTCCGTTGGCCCCGTTCAGGAGCTGCGCCGTCGTCACAGACGCCGGCAGCGTCGACCCGGGCTGCATCTTGACCGTCACGCTGTTCGTGACATCGGTCAGGAACGGATTAGCCACATCGCCCAGGGCCGTCGTCGCCTGCCCGGTCGCCGGTGCCCCGGTCGCCGTCGCCACGTTCGTGAACGTCGCACCTGAATCGTTGGACTCCAGGACCGCCGCGCCCGTCCACGTATCCGTGTTGGTCGGATAGACGACCGAATAGAGCGGCGCGCTCGTTCGGCCCGTGTCGTTCGAGTCTAAGAGCAAGGGAGCGTCAATCAGTATCAGGGCGCTTCCGGCGTAGAAGCGCATCGTCACCTTGTAGGGGACAGGAGCGGCTATCGCTGATGAGACGTAGTTACCGTCGTCGTCGCTCACCGCCGTCAGCGAGCGCAGGATCTGGGACGCGTCGTCTATCGAGACGATGCGCACGCGCATGAGTGTATCAACCATCGGGACGAGCACAACGTCGGTCGGCTCGAGCGCCGCCTTGCTTTGATCGACCGCGAATGTGTAGGTGTGATCGGATGCCCACGCGTCGTTCCATAGGATCTCGGCAACCTGGATCGCCTGGTCGTCGTCGAGGCACACGCCGCCGAGCTGAACGTCCGTCAGCTGGTCCGACATCGTGTCGAAACGCGGGAGGGAGAGCTGCTGCCCGGGCTGGTAATCTCGCGAGGGCGACGTATATGAGAGGCGAAGCTGGAAGGGAAGATCCGATTCCATCTGCGTGGCGACCGCGTTAGCCGGGGCAGGATCGGTGGACGTGCCCGTCTCGTATGCGCCCAGGTCCGTGGTAACGAGGGTGAGCGCCGGCGCACCGCCGCGCCTGACGAACCGTATCGTGTCACCCGTCTCGCACGAATCGAAGAAGCCCACCGAGCGCAGGGGCACCATCGCGTCGCGACCCGTCATCGGCGTACTCGCAATCATATAGCCGTCGACCGTCTCCGTTCCCATCGCCGATGTGTCGTGGGGCGCGTTTGACCGCGCGCACAGGTCGGCGACGATGTCGGAAATAAGAACTTTGCCCGGCGTTGCCGCCTCAGGCAAGAGCAGCGTCCAGCCCGGCGAGCTACCCGGCGGGCCGCCCGTGAGAGGCGCCAGGATGGCCCCGCCGCTCAGGCACGAGGCGGTCACAGTGGCGCCGACCTGCGAGCCTGCACCCATCGATGACAGGCTCACGACCGTGATGTCACCAGTCACGACGTTGATGCGGTAGTAGCCAGAAAGACCCGGTGGGTTATCGGCCAGCCACCAGGTATTATTCGCGATCTGATTCTGACTCGTCGCGTAGTTGTAGTTTGGACCCGTAGAAACGGGAGTGGTCCAGTCGATCACGCCGGTGTTGCCGTTGAACTTCAAGATGTAAGCCGTGTTCGTCGCACCCGATCCGTTGCCGGTCACACGAAACATGACGTGCCCGTCGCTGGGATCGACGAGCATATCGCCGATGCCGCCAACCCAGGTCCAGAGAGGGTCGAACTCCGCGGGGGCGAAGGTGTGCGTCACCACGTTCACTGCGACGCTACCGGTACCGACGGTGAGCTTGTTGACCGCGACGTTGCCACCCGTCGGTCCCGACGAGGGGGTGTTCGAGATGACCCAGAACACGGCGCTACCCGACTCGTTAGGGGCCGCCGCGATGCTCGGAGAATTCGTAAACGCGTAAGTCGCGATATTAGTAAGCGACACGCAGTCCGTCAGGTTGATATGTTTGAGTAGACCGACCGCCGCTAAGATATACGTCGGGCCCATCCCGAAGTTAACCGTAGCCGTCGCATAGCTCTGCCAATCGACGCCATAGGGATCGTAACTTGCGGGTCCACCCGCAAGAGCGAGCGTCAGTGGATCGAGCCTGACGATCACGGCAGTCGACCCGCTGTTAAACCACGTAGCTAACAAGAATCCGTCGGGTGCGACGGCGAGACTGACGCCACCCAGTGAAGCATATTCGGGAAGCGCGTCGTTCTCAGCGAACTGAGTGTTATTGAGCATGTTAAACCCGAGGATTGCGCCGGACCCGTCGAACACGTAGTAGCGGCCATTCGTTAGGTCGGAAGCCAGCATATTGATCTGCAGGCTCGCGTTATGGGCGCCAGTCAGAAACGTCGGAAAAATCACCTCTGGTGCAAACGTCGCAGCTTTGAGTATCTCGAACTTGAACGTCGGGTGCCGTATACCCTGGTCGCTGCGAAGCACACGGTCGGGATACACGACGTAGGCGATCCCCCTGAAGAACGGCGCGTTGGCGCCCTGCTGCAGCTCGATCGTGGGATCAGGCTCCTGATCCTCCGTTCCCAAGTAGAGCACGAACGTGCCGGCGTACTTCACTGAATACGCCACGCGCTTCGTATAGTCAGCGTCCGACTCGCCCGGTTGCTGCGCTCGAGTATCGTAGACGAGTTCGCCGTTCTCCCACGCCCGCTGGATGCCTATGATGGGCACGTTGACGCCGTTCATGCTCGTCGTCTCGCACAGGCCGATACCGATCGACTGCGTGTAACTGAACGTCGTCGATGTCTGGACCGGTCCGCCCGATCCGCCCTGCGTCGTCGTCGTAGGCGTCTCGATCAACTCGCCCAGGAAATTCACGGTCCCCGATGACATGAACGTTCCGTAACCGATGATGACGGGGTCGCCCAGCGCAGACGTCGTCGTCTGTTTATCACCGATGTGCGGTCCAGTGGTTGGCGGAAGCACTGTAGGAAACAGAGCCTGACCAGCCGCAGAGCCGAGAGCAGCACCCAATAATGCGTACGTCGCGCCACTTCCGGCCGGACCGAGAAAATAGCCGGCGACGGCGCCGATGATAATTAGCGCAGCTTGACCGGCGTTGCTCATGGTTTCGTCGCCGTCTCGTGTGGATCGCCGATCCAGTTGTGCCCGATACTCGACGTCGCCGTTCCGGTTCGCCAGCGCTGCAGTGAGACGAACGCGGCGCCGGCCGGACCAATCTTCCCGCCGTGGAAATCCTCGGCAGCGATCCAGAGGGGAGAGTTGCGGCGTCCACGGTAGGTTTCGTTGCGTCCGCGCCTGAGGACGTTGAACTCAATGTCGCCGCTTAAGTAAAGCTCTACGCTATCGACGTCTGGGTGCCGGTGCTCGGCGAATGACCCTCCGCGCTGCGTCGCCGCGAAACTGAACATCTCGGCCTGGTACGCGCCATCGCGGTGAAGGATTGTGCCGATGACGTTCGCGGGCGACTCGGCAGGCGCGATCGATTGTCCCGTGAAACGAGCGATGACCGCGTCGGGCGGCATCAGCCGCACAAGCGGCATCTCGCAGAACCACCGCACGAACGCGGCGAGGTTACGGTGCGGCGTCATACGTCACCCCGGGTATGCGCCACAGGCTATGCGTCCAGCGCAGCCACTGTCCCCGGTACCCGTGCTCGACGACGCGTCCCTGCTTCTGATCGGCGTGGACGATCGTGCGCCTGTCCGTCAGTATGGCGAAGTGCTGCGGGTGCTTCTCTTCTGGGAACCTGAACAACACGAGAAGTCCAGGCTCGGCCTGTCGTACGCGGATGCACACGCGACTCATCTTGTCTAGCATCTCAGACGTCGTCGTACGTTCGTAATCTCGCGTGTCCTTCAGGCCCGTCGCCTGCTCGGGGTCGAGCCCCGCGTTGATCGCTGCGAGCGCGATCGCCCCGATGCAATCCACCCCATGAACGCTGCGCCCCTGGTGAACGAACGGGACGCCGACCAGGCGCTGCGCCTCCGCGATGAGTGATTCCTTGGACACGGGCGTCATGACGGCGTCGACATCTGGCCGGCAGGACCTGCGAGCAACAGGTCGATGCCCGGGATCAGGACGCCATAGGCGCGGTTGTTGCGCAGGTTGTCGAATTTCGTGATGCACGTCTGCAAAAGGCGATCGCAGCCCGGAGACATCGTGAACGTGTCACCGACAAGAATATCCTCCGGGAAAGGCTCGAACAGACTCAGGTGCCCCGTCTCCGACGAGACGTCGTCAAGTCGAATCTGACGCAGGAACCCGATGTTGTCACCCGTCAGACCGGTCAGGTTGCCGAGCGAGAAGTACCCGGCGGGTTGCGCGCCGATCCCACTGACGATGAACTCCCGCCGCGAGACGACCGTCATCACCGTCGCCGCGATCGACAGCGACGCCACGTCGACCCCGCAGCGCGCATCGCCTAAGCGTTTCACTATGCATCGGTCAGAGTACGTCTGCACAATGTTTTGCTGGAGCAATTGCGCAAGCCCACGAACCTGGGTGCTATAACCGCCGTTCGAATCGTAGGTGATCGGACCTAAAAACCCGCTCCGCATCGGAACCTGTCCATCGTCAGGCGCAGCCCAGTTCACGAAGAACGTCCGAACGGAAGCAAAGTCGAGGTTCCGCGCCTCGATGTCGGCGCGCGTGATGTCGACACGTATCGTGTTATCAGCCCACGCGCCGGCTATGTCGAGATTATCGACCGCCAGGTCGCTATTGCTTTTGACGTTAGACGGCGTGATGTTGGAGCTTGCCTCGTATATTCCAGCGTAAATACCCGAGGCAACCGGAACGTCGCGATCGTGCGTCGTACCACGGATATAATCGCCGTTACGTTTCAGGATCGCCCAGCACAGCGCGAGCGTCGTCGTATCGCCGTTAAGGTGAGCCTGCAGCGGACCTGGAATAGTCTTCATGTCTGCGCTCGTTTAAGCTGCATATGTCCACTTGATGAGTGACGCAATCGAAGCTGCGCCACCGGTGCCGCCCACGAAACCCGCATAGGCAGTGCTTGCACCGACAGCGGACGGAATGTTCACCGTCCAGCTATGCGTGAAGTTAGCGCTGGTCGTGGCGTCCGTCATGGACAGCGTGAGCGTCGTCCCGCTGTAAGTCAGCACGCAATTGAAGGCGTGACCGCTGCTGAAAGTGAGTGCGGTAGCAATTTGATTCCCGGTCGGGAAAGCGCCAGCGGTATAAAGGCCGACGCTGTTACCAGGATCAGAACCACCCGCCCATTGATTGAAAAATAGCGCGATGCTATTGAGCATGCCGGCAGAATTGTTCACTCCCCCGTAACCCGCAGAGCCGCCACTTTGGCCAACCACTGTCGGTCCACCCGGCACATTCATTGCGTTGCTCAAGCTGGCATAGGCTTGAGGACTGTTCTGAAGGACAAATCCCATGCCTTGCCCCGACGATCCCCATTGCAGCGTGAAGGCCGTTGAGAAAGACGAAACCGGAACCGGCGCAGGAAACCAAACAGCGCCGACGGTGTTGGTGGTGGTATCGCTAACGCGATAGGCAGACCCACTCAGGTAGGCGAAGCCGCCCGTGATTAAGTTACCCGCAGAGAATCCGCTCGGGAAATTGATCCGGTTCGACGTGCTGATCTGGTAGTTGCCGCCCCCGACTAAGCTATCCGTGAAGCCCGATTCGATCGCGACAACCTGGATGACTTGGTTTGCCGCTATAGAGATCGGCGTTCCAGTGTACTGAGTCGATGAACTGGTCGGCAGCGTTCCATCCGTCGTGTAATACAGCGATGCGCCGGAAGGGCCGCTGATCGAGACGCCTTGCGTGCCTGAATATGATCCAGGCACTGGGCTCAGCGCGGGCGTCGCGAGGCGCGTGTTGAAGCCCGTCCAATAGGCCCAACTATCCAGTACCCATGTCCCGTCACCGGTCGTAGCCGTTCCACAGGTGAAGCCTACAAAGTTTCCTGAAGGGTTCGTGGTGTTGGCGAGATTCAGCGGCCACACGTTGCGCGCCTGAGCGCCCGTCGTGGTGTCCCGAATCACCATCGTGATCAAACTACCGTCATAGACGATAGTGACCGCAAAGGTATGGCCACTATAGAAGTTAATCCCGGTGTGGCTTAAATCGTTGTACGGCACCAATCCGAGATTGCCGCCCGGAATAATGTTGGGGCCGCCGTTTAAATACAGGCCCGTTGAGGCAGGGACTCCACCGGCCGGATAGCCCTGATTGCTGATGCTGCTCGCGTCGAATTTGATGGCAATCGCATCGACTGGCGGGTTTTGGTTGTTCGCTCCCCCATATCCGCACATGTTCGCATCGCCGCGATAAGTGAGCCCTACAGCACCCGATGCTCCTGGTGGAAACGTAGTGTTCTGGATGCAGAACGTGATGCCTGCTTGTGCCGGGGTGTTGGTGATCCCGGTGGGTGTAAACGTAAATTGCGTCGTGAATGCGGCTGGCGCTTGCTTTGTCGTGTACCACGCACTGCACGAATCGTGCTGAGAAACGTTGAGCAGCCTAATGTCAGCGCCGCTAAAAATAGCATTGCCAGAAAGCGCGATCGTGCTGGGAGCACCAGAGAAGTTCGCGAAGTTGAACACCGGCGTTGCGACGCCTCCGCCGCCTCCACCCCCACCAATCCCACCGCCTGCAACGCCCGATACGCTCCCGCTCCAGTAGGTGAAGTCGAGCGTTCCCGTAGGATCACCACCCGAGCCGTAAATCTGCATCGGTCCCGACTGTGAGATCACCGTCGTCCCACTGCGGGTAAGACTGAATACCGGTATGCCGGCCGCGAGCGGCAGCGTGTGCGAGCTCACTCCGGCTAACGCGGCGAACGACGCCGATGTCGTGCCCACGCTGATCGTCACCGTTCCTGGTGCGGTCAGGAACGCCACCACCTCGATGAGATCGGACGGCGTACCGCCTTCACAGGTGAAGTTGTCAACCTGATCAGGATGAGCTGCATTGAGCGGCATGCGGCGATGGAACCAGTACAACCGATCCTCAGTAATGGTCGGCGCTGTGCCTGTCAGATACCACGCGGCAAAATACGCGTTGAGATCGTAGAACCCGGTACCGATGTTGAGGTTGAGCGTCGCATCCGTGCACGGCTCGACCTGCCCAGACTCGGAGAAATCACTCCACGTCACAACCTGTACATAATCCGAGTCACCATCGATCGCCGACTTCCATGATGCGCGGAACGTCTGACTGTTGCCGGCTTCCCAGTATTTCTGATCCTTCGGCCGGAACTGCTGCGGCAGGATGGGCAGCATGTATTTGAGACCGTTACCGTGCGCGGTCGCCGGCGCTGTGACGAGACTCGTGGCTGCGGACACAATCGCCGTGCCCCAGGCGCCGACAGCGTAGCTGACAGGGTCAAGCGAGCCGGCGTCCGACGCGCCACCGAGCAAGACCGGCATGAACTTCGTGGCGATACCTGCGGTCGTCAAAACCCCTATCATCGACGTCCACCACGACACGCTTTGCGCATCGGCTTGGTACGCGGAAAACAGAATCTCGCCAGTCGGCAATGTAAATATCGCCGGCGAGGTCGCAACAGCCTGGATGACAGAAGCCGCGTCAGCAAAGCTGCTCAAGTTTCCATTGGACATATCCAGCATGACCATGACCTTAAATCTGCTATCGACGGCCGCCGCCGCTAACAACAGTTGTTGCAAGTGGCCATTCGCGTCTAGCGCATCGGCGAGGTTCAGGATATCGATGGCGAACGCCGTGATGCCACGCGCCATCGCCGTCGCGACCTCGGTCTGCATGTTGTCCTGTTTGAACGTCGTAGGACTACCGATGGGCACGGGCAGTGGTCGTTGTCGCAGGTATCCACCATAGAGCGCATGACTGCCGCTCTCGCCACCGATCGTGAGTAACTGGACGTTGTAGTAATCGACCGCCGACGCTCGGTTGTCGATAGATAGCGGGAACGTGTAGAAGTAGTGCGCGAACACCACTTTCGGCGATGCAAACAATGTCGCCAGATCGGGCATCGTGAACGGCAGACTCGGGCTACCACCGCCACCGCCACCGCCACCGCCACCGCCACCGTCACCACCACCACCACCGCCACCACCGCCACCGCCACCACCGCCGCTGCTTCCGCCTTCATTCGGCCGTCGCTCGCGCAAAGTAAACGAACCGCTCTGAATGTCCTTGCCGTCAACGACGGTGACCGTGTAGTCCGTCAGAAACCTACAAGGCAAGTCGAATTCCCCACCCCACGAGCCTGGCGTGCCGACGAATCCGCCGCCCGGCGTCAACAGGCCCGTCGCCTCGTCGAGCGTCCAGTCCGTCTGCACTGCGCCCAGAGTATTAGCCACGACGATCGTCGAGCCAACAGGGCAATAAATCTCGCGATCCTGCGACATCGGGCCGGCTGTATACCGTTTGATCATCTGGTACGCGCCGCCGACAACCTCAAAAGGCTGATCCAATGCGGTGGGCGTCTCGTTCGTCTTACAGCTCTTGTAGTCGGTCCAGTCCGTGAACCTAAAGTGCCCGGCAGTCCCGCCGACGGCGTGCCAGAAGATGAGCAAATTCTGGATGACGTCAGCGTCGCGGTTGCTCGTCGGCACGGCAGTAAAGAACGCCAACGGTCGATCCCATCGTCGATCGACGCGCTCCTGGCCGCCCTCGCGCTCGATGGCCTTCGTCAGGTACCTGGGTTCGACCGTGAAGCCAAACCCGGGACACTCGGGAAACTTCTCATACGTCGTATCGGCAAGTATGATCATTTTTAATTCGGCCTACATTCACGCAAGGTGAACGATCCGCTCTGAATATCGACGCCGTCCTCGACAGTGAGCGAATAGTCCGTGAGAAACCTGCAGGGAAGGTCGAACTCACCACCCCATGACCCAGGGGTGCCGACAAACCCGACACCTGGCGTCAGAATCCCTGTCGATTCGTCGAGTATCCAGTCTGTCTGCGTCGCGCCAAGCGTATTCGCCACAACGATAGTGGAACCGACGGGACGATAGATCTCACGATTCTGCGTCCTCAGTCCCGCGACGTACTGTTTAATCATCTGGTACCCACTACCGACGACCACCTCGAATGGCTGATCTATCGCCGTAGGCGTCTGATTGGTCTTGCAACTCTTGTAATCAGTCCAATCCTTGAACCGGAAACGATTGCTCGTCCCTCCCACGGCATGCCAGAAGTTGAGTAGGTTCTGAACCACATCGGCGTCGCGATTTCCCGTTGGAACGGCCGTGAAAAATGAGAGCGGCTTGTCCCACCGTCGATCGATCCGTTCCTGACCCCCTTCCCCATCGATCGCCTTGGTCATATACCGGGGCTCAACCGTGAAACCGAATCCCGGGCACTCAGGGAACGTCGCGTACTCGGTATCAGCGGTGATCGTCGGCATCAGTTATTTCTTCCGCCCGCCATCTGGGCCGCCATCAATGTCCTGGCCGCGATCTGACCCTGCGAGGCGCGATCCACCTTGCCCGTCGGGGTGTTGACCGTGAAGTTCAGGTACTGATGAACGACCGTCGACCGGTTGCTCTGCGAATCGTCCCATGAGTTCATCACCGTGCCGGCAGAGTCTGGAACCATCAGCTCAGGCCCGTTCTCGCCGACCAAGTAAGGCTTACCGGCGCTGACCGGGCCGCCGCTCGCGCGCTTCTGCAAGTACCGGTCGGTGAGAAGCGCGTCGTATTCGTGTGCGCTCAGCATCGGCTGCTCTTGCTTGATGACGTTCTCGATCTTGACGATCATTGCTGACGTCGGTTGGTCGAGCTGCGACGCAGTGGAGGTGGCGGGCGATGGGAACGCGATCACGTTTGATCGCTCTGCGGCCGATTGCCCGGTCACTGATTGCGGTGATGGCGCCGTGGCGTTCGATAGCTGGCGGATATAGTCTTGCGAGATCGCGTGGTTCGGAATGACGGTACCTGATGCATCGGGAACGATGAGCTCAGGGCCGTTCTCGCCAACCAGGATCGGCGCTCCGCCTGTAAAGGGGCCGCCATCAGCAAACGCCGCAACCGCCGCGAGCGAAGCGATACTGGAGCCACTACTGCCCGCGACGGCTCCTATGATCATTGGCGCGAGCGCCCCGATAATTGAGCCGATCATTTCGGCTTTGAACTCTTTGTCCATGTGCGATTTGATATCGGACGCAGCTTTTTCCACGTCGGTTTTTGTCGCTGGACTGGAAAGTTCTGTGGTCGCCTTAGCGGTCGCTGCCACTGTCGCCGCAGTTGCAGCGGTAAGCGCAGCCGCCGTGGTCGTAGCCGGAAGGACTGTCCCTGATGTCGCCGGAACAATGAACTCGGGTCCCGTCTCGCCGACCAAGTAAGGCTTGCCGGCGCTGACAGGGCCGCCAGTTGCGCGCTTCTCCAGTTGGCCGATGAACTGCGCGGTACTCGCTAGCGGAGACTCGGGCGCCGCTAATCCTCCGCTATCGACACTGCCACCGCCGGTCTGTGAATATCCCGCTGCTGATCCCGGTGTGCTGTTTTCAGGGGGATTGCTAAACTCCGCGGCGTAGCTCGCTAACGTAACGCCCATCTGCTGCTGTTGTGCTGCAGCGGATCCGGCTTGGTAGATACCGAGAAACTCATCTGGCGACAGGTTTCCCGGAGGGTAAGTGATGTCGCTCGCCGTGATGGTCGTACCGCCAGATGCGGTCACTGTGCCTGCTGGCAATATCATCCCGACATAGGCGTTCACGTTCTCGCCGATGGACGTAACACCCTGTGCATCGGTCGTAAAGGTTTCGGTGAGCCCGATCGGCGTATCGATACCGTTGATGTTCATCGTATAGCTGGCGGCATTCGGAAAGGCTGATGCGCCCCCGATCTGCTGCTGTGCCGGTATCTGCGACGCGAACACGTCGGTCGGTAGGATGAATCCGTCCGTCGCCGGCGTGAGGTACGCGGGACCGTTGACGCCAATGAGCTGTGAACTGGCAAAGTCTCGCGGGACCTGCGTCCCGTTGCTCGTCGCCGACGACGCCCGCTGGCCACCCGAGTCGCTGACCAGAAGTTCTGGACCCTGCTCACCGACGTAGACCGTCTGTCCTCCGTAAACAGGACCGCCTTGCGCCGCCGCCGGAAAGGCGATCACGTTCGATGCCGGATAGCGCTCCGCAGCCGTCGTCTCCGGCGGGGAGAACAGACGGGTCTGCTGGGCAGGCAGACGCGCGGCGATCAGCGACGAGAGGTCGATGACCGGTGCGAGCGCGCGTATATCCGGAAACGACGACGTTGCCTCACCGATCCGTAGCGGCTGGTCCAGGGGTCCGACAACGCCTCCAGTAGCGCCTTGACGCTCAATGTCAGTGGCGGTCGGCGCGGCCCCAACGTCAGATCGTGGCACCGGTGGCACAATCTGGCCGATGGTCGCAGACGTCGGCGCTGCCGCCTCGGCGTCGGGCGGCGGGAACGCCGCCGATTCTGGACGGTTAGCAGCGGCAGACGGCTGCGCGATGGCCGGCGCCGTTGCCTGAACCTCGGATATCGTCGGAAAGCCGCCGTCTGGAGCGCTTTGGCGTTCTCCCTGAGGCGAAGCGACATCTGCCCTGACGTCCGGTCCCGCGGCGAGCGGCGCGGGCGCCTGGGGCGCCGTACGCTCGGCGAGCGCGGACAGAAACACATCGCTCGGGACGACGAACCCGCTGGCGTTGGGCCTGATGTACTCCGGCCCGTCCGCGCCGATGACGTGCGCGTGCGTCAGGTCCTCAGGGATGGCCGTGCCGGCCTTCGTCGCCGCTGCGGCCGTCTGAGCGCCTAAGTCGCTGACGTAGAGCTCGGGCCCCTTCTCGCCGACTAGGGTCAACTGATTCGCCGGGATCGGGCCGCCGCCGGCTGCGGCTGAGGCCGCGAGCGCTGTACCAGCAGAGACGCCTGAACCAGCCGCCGAGCCACCGGCGATTGCTGCGGCCATCTCAGCCGCAGCCGCGGTACCCGCAGTCGTGATTGCGGTCCCCATCTCTGCTGCAGCCGCCGTAGCAGCAGTCGTGATGCCTGCGCCCAACTCAGTGGCGCCGGCCGTCGTACCGGTTGTGATGCCCGTACCCAGCGCAGTGGCACCCGCCGTCGCAGCCGTCGTCATTGCGGTCGATATCGTCGTCGCTGCGGCAGTCGAACCCGCTAGTCCGCTCGCCGCCTTTGTCGCGCCGCCAAACAGCGAGTCGATACCGGCCGAGATACCCGTCGACTCGAACAGCTTCTGGAACAGATCCTTCGCAGCGAGCGTGAGCATCTGTTTTTCGAAATCGGCGGCAAAAGACTGGAGCGCCGATTTTGCTGACTTAGTCCCATCAGCGAAGTCCACAAAGGCGCTTGTCAGGTCGTCAGTGAGGTCAGTGCGGACCGTCTTCGCGAGCTGACCCATCTGCGTCTGTAGGTTAGTGATCTCAACGCCGAGTTTCTTCCATTTGTCGAGATCCTCAGCGTTGTTAGGATTAGCGTCGCTGACGGCCTTCGCCGCTTTCTCGAGTTCCGTTAGCTGATCGATCGCCTTCTGGCGCGCATCGTCCTGCTTCGCCATGTAGTCAAGATCGGTGAGCGCGCCTTGAGAGTTCTGCTTGGCGAGGTCGGCCATCGTCTGCGCCAAATCGTCGTTCGCAACCTTCTCTTTGGCGGTCACATCGAGGAGCTTCTTCTGCGCCTCGGTCAACGCGTTGACGTCATCAACGATCTTCGGATTGAACTGGATCGCACCGATCGCGCCCTGCAGCATCTTCGCTTCTTCGGTCGCCGACGCAAAACCCGTCGCCTCCGCGAGCGCCTGCGCCTTGACGTACAGGGCCTCGAGCTGCGATATCGCGCCTTGACGCGCGACGGCCTCCTCACCTGCTATTTGCAGGTTGCTCTCGCCCGCTGCGGCGCCAGCCGCGTCGACGTCGGCGATCTTCTTACCCAGTGCGTCCTCGATCGTGATCGCTTGGGCGTTCAGGTCGTTGAGCTGCGACACCGCGAGGGCAGCGGCCTGCGAGTTGTCCAGCCCGGAGAACGTCGTTTTATCCTGCTGCGTCTGGATGTTGACCTGCAGCGGACGGTTGGCGAGGTCGAACGCGGCTTTACTTGCTTCCTCGAGGTGCCCAGTCATCGTCAGCAGCTGGGAGTCTAGCTTCGACAAAAGGTCGACGGCCTTGAGCTGATCGAGCGCGGTCGCTTCATCGATGATTGACTTCTTGAACGCATCGCCGATCGGCACGCCGGCCGCGACGGCCGCGTTGATCTCGTCGATCGAAGCGGCCGATAACTTGCCCTGTTTCTCAAGCGCCGCCAGCGCCTGCTGCGCCTGGACTGGATTCATCTTGTCTACTTCGGCGACGCTCGCGCTCAGTTTGCCGAGCGTCACGTCATAGACCGTCGCCGCTGCGCCACTTAAGCCATATGTCGCGACCTGCTGTTTGAGCGTGTCGTCGAGCTTGGCGAGAGCGTCGATCGCGGCCTCCATCGCCTTGATCTGAGTCTGGTCGATGAGATCGAGATCCGGCTTTTTCTTTATGTCGTCCCACGCACCGTCGAGCGCGATTCCCCATGCGTTGATCGACTTCGTGTCCCAGATAGCCTCGATCGCTTTGCCACCCGCATCGATCGTTTTGAACACGTCGGCGTAGGTGCTAAGAATCTCCCCCTGCGCACCGACATAGTTCTTAATCGCGCCGATCGGATCAGTCCACACGGTCGTCAGGAAATCAGCAACAGCTGTGGTCTCTCTGACGACACTAAATAGAACCGAGGCGATCGTCTGACCGACAGCCTCGAATACCGTACCGACGAAGACCAACACGGTACCAATGACCTTGAAGCCGGCCGCGAGCTGCTCGACGTAGAGATCCGTGTTGCCTGTCTCTTCCGCGAACGCGATGATCTGCTTAGTGAGCGCATCGAATTGCGGCAGCACGTCCTCCAGCGCCTTATTGAAGACGCCCTTGCCGGCCGCGCCGATGCGCACCATGTCCTTCTCGAACTCGTCCGCCGCCTTCGCCGCCGAGCTCGACACATCCACCCCGAGGGCGATCGCCTCCAGCTTGGCTGCGTTGATCGCCGCTGCGCCTTGATCGAGGAACGCGATGTACTCCGCGCCACTGCGGCCGAAGATCGCTTGCACGGCGGAGGTCTTCGCGAGGCCGTCGTTGTATTTCGATACCGCATCCGCGATATCGAGGAACAGTTGGTCGCTGGACTTTACCTTGCCGCTCGAATCGGTGAGGCTCACGCCCAGCGCAGCGAACGTGCCCTGTAGCTTGGCATTACCCGTCTCCGCCAAGCCTGCGGAGCGCGCCATTTTCTCCAGGGCGCTGCTGATGTCATCGACGCCTGAGAGTTTCGCGGCAAAACTCAACTGCGACAGCGACTCGGTCGTCACGCCCACGGCATGCGACAGGTTCTCGAAGCTCGCCATCGACTTGACGATGTTATCGGTGAAGTCGAAGACCTGCTTGAGCGCCTCGAGGCTGAGTAGATCCTTCGCGACGTCTCGAATCGACGAGCCGACGGTGTCTGAGAAACTACTGATCTGCTCGGTGGCTTTCGTAATCGCGGCGTTATACTGGCTCGTTTCCGCCTCAAGCCGAACAATAAGCGAACTTAAATCAGCCATCTTTGCGCTTCCCCGTTACCATCGCCCTAAATGCCCCGAAGAAGCCGCCGCGGTCCTCCTGCGCCTTTCTCTCGGCGGTCTGCAACAAGAAGTCCTTGATGGCGTGCGCGCCCTTGATCGTCCCTCGCCGAACCTCGCGGGCGATGATCGCGGCATGCACGTTGTCACGGTACGAACCCCACGGCTCCTCTGCCCAGTAGCGCAGCAACAGGTCGTAGTCGGCACAGCCCATCTCGGCAACCTCCGAAGGTGCAATTCCATACGCCAGTCCGACACGACACGCAAAAAGTTCAGCCGGCGTCAGGGTTGTTTTTCGGCGGGGTTCTCCTTCTTCGCGTTCATGTTGGATATTTTCATGATGGCGTCCGACACCGTCGTCACAACGTCCGCCGGCCATGTTCCCGCGTCGTCCTCCGTAACCGCGGGATCGGTGACGCCGAGCGATATCAGCAGTGCAGGACCGCGAAACCGATCTTCGGTCGCGTGTTTCACCCACTGAAGTCGCTCGGCGTGAGTCAGTTCACGAATGTGAATCGTCTCGTCACGAACCGTCACTACGTCTTCTTTTAGTTTGAATTTCATTGTTGTGCTCTCTCGCAAGTGTGATTAGCGTTACACCGTCGGTACAGTGACATCGCCCGTGATCTTCAGTACGAAGGCCACTTCCGCCTTGGCGCCCACCGGCGTCGTCACATTCCAACCAAGAAGCGTCGCGTGAAACTCGAACGCTTCCGGCGGCGACGTATCATCTGCCAATAGACGAAACACCTCGACGGTGTGATTCTTGAATGCCTGATACAGCGATAGGATCACAGAGTCGCCTGACAGGTAGTTGCACTTCAGGGTGATCTGCGCGCCGTCAGCAAGGCCGGCGCGATAGACGCGGGCGTCATCGCACAGCGAGGTGACATCAATCTGCGGCTTGCTCTCGCCGATCGATCCGGTGTCGACCACGGCGCAGAAGTTAGAGAACGACGGCGGCGAACCCGATCCTATTTGGAACGTGAACTCGTTGCCGATACGGGTAAAACTCGATGCAGGTTCGCTCATTTATTTAATCTCCATGCCATATGAATAGTGACGTTGACACTCGAAAAAGCCCCGGTTCTGGCTCGAGAACGTGCATCTCCGTGTCCAGCCGGATCGAGGCGACGTGAATGCCGTCCATCGCCCCTCGAAAATCAATCAATGAATCGCGCATCGCCTTAGCGACGGTGAGCGCCTGACTAAAGGTCTTCGCGTAACTGTCGAACTGGAACAGGTCGCGGACCATCGGGTCCTGCGCGCACAGTGTCCCGCTCGCCATCTCGACGACTTTTAAGAAAACGAGGTACGGCGCGGCGACACCCTGCGGCGCCATCACGGGATAGACGCGGCCAGCGATGAGCCCGGTCAGGGTCGCATCCTGCGATAGCCGGCCATAGAGCGCGTCCTCAATCATGGATCTGAGCTCACATTTCCGGCGCCACTGCTAGCCGACACCTTCTCGAGGTACGCTTTGAGCTTGTCGGCGAGCGCCTGCTTCTGCGCATCCTGCGTCGAGTAGAACGCGGGACGAAGCCACGGCTGTGCGGCCATCTTGCTGGTGCCGATCTCGACGAAGTTAACCGCGTAGAACGCCGCCTTACGTACGCTCATCAACGCGGACGCCTGCTGCTTATCCGGGCTCACCGTCGTGATGACGCGTATCGCCTTCTGCGCGTATCCCGGCTGCACTACACCCCCGCCGTACGTTTTGGCCAATTTGTACTGCTTCTTGGCTATAGGGATCTTGGACCTTGCGGCGAGCAACGCCGGTCGCATACCGGCACGCACACCGGCGCGCAGCGCTTTGCCATCGTCGAGCGATTTGATATCGCGTAACTTAGCGATCAATTGAGCGACGCCCTGGAGTGCCTGGTCGTTAGCCATCTCGGAACCCATCCGCGTTTCTTTGCACGCACATCAGCGTGATGATCTTGCGACCCGATTCGCTGTCGGCGATCACGCCCACAATATTGTAGGTATCGCTACCGTGAAGCACGCGCATCGTCTCGGTGATTCCCGGTCGCCAGCGGATCGATATCTCCGTGGTAACGCTCGATGTAATCTGCTGCGCGCTCGTCGATTCGCTTCCCGTCACCGTGTCAATGGCGGCGTTCACGTTCTTGGCAAAGTCTGTCCAACTCTCCGTCACGCCGCCGGCGCTATCGCGGCCCACCGTCTTTCGCTGGATCGTCACCCGATGACGAAACCGGCCCGCCTGGACCGAGTAAGTTCCCTTGGGTCCTAGTATTACGCTCACCGTCCTGCTTCCTGCGCTGCTCCAGCCTCTCGAACGGCCGCCTCAACAGGGGCGGCAACACACGCCTCACTTTCGCGCACGTCTTGCACGCCATGCAGAGCCTCCTTCAGATCCATCGATGGGAAACACTTGAGCGCCGAGCCAGGCGTCGCGTTGATGACTTGCGCCCGTTTCAGGAACTCCTGCGCGGCGTTCCGAAAGTGGTAGAGGAATATCGAGTAATCGGTGCGATGCGGACCGCGCCAGTGGTGATCGCCAAACCAATGCGCCTTGTCGCCGACGACTCTCATGTCAAAGCCGCACAGAACGATCCGCGTCGCGCCGAGGTGTATCGCGAGGTGTGTCGCCGCGTAGCCGGAATTGCTGCCCGTGCGCAGGTGCGTCAGTCGATCGTCGAACCCGGCCACTCCGCCATGGCCCATGACGTGGACGTCGTCCGATATCACGTTGGGTTTCACGTTGCTCTGCTGCGCGATGGTCACCTTGCGTCCGGCGAACTTGAGCGCATCGCGCTTACTGTTGAGCCACCAGGTCGCGTCAGACGCATACAGAATGTCGGCCCAGGGCGCCATCGCGGGCTTGCCGTTCTTGTCGATTCCCTGGTCGTTGACGGCGATGACGCGGCACCCGCTCTCGCGCACGGCCTGAGCTATCTCGCGCGCCATGCTGGGCCCGCTCGCCAGCACCGCGCAGGTCTGTCCAGCCCAGAGCTTTCTTGAAGTCCAGTCCATCACGCCATGGCCGGATCGCGGTGGCGCCATAGTAGGTCCATCACGGGTTGCGAGAGAGGCTGGGGTGAGCGGAATACGTCGCCGTCACGGTTCTCGTACATGGCGCCGATCATGAGCAGCACGGCCGCGGCGACCTCCGGCGGGACGTTATCTGAGATCGGCTCACCGAACAGGTCGACCCAGTTGAACGCTGACTCGCCGACATCGATCTTACAGTAGTTGATGACGGAACCTGACGCGCGCGTGCGCATTCCGTTGATTATATCGTCATCGAGATCGTGGTCGACGTTGAGCTGCGCTTTGGCGGCAGTAAAAGTGACCAGGTTCAGCGGGACAGCCCGGACGATAGGCGTGACTGGTTGTGCCCGCGTGTCATCGTCGTCCCACCGACTCATTTGCCGTCCCTCCCCTTCTTGACGAACAGTTGCCATGAGTCGTCCGTGCCGGGCTTCGACGCCGTGTCGCGCTTCGCGATCCAACCGTGACCGCCGAACGTAACGACAAAGCCTTCCTCGTACTGGCCGAAATTCTCCGTCCAGACGTCGATATACTTCGGATACGGTATGCGCTGCGATATCACGACGCGATCCTTATGCGTTACCGTAAACCGACGCGACTCCTGATCGAAGCTGAAGTGGAACTCGTCGGCATTGAGCCCATCGACTCCGTCCTTGCCGTCGCAGGGTCTCGGCATCGCCTCGATCGCGCGCTGCGCCATGTCCATGATGCGTCGCTCGACCTCGAGCATCCATTTCGCGACAGCGCCATCCAACGCAGGCAAAACGTCGTCGATCGTTACTGACTTGCCGTCCTTGCCGTCGATCCCGTCATTCCCGTTTTTACCGTCGACGCCGAGGTCGCCCTTCACGCCGGGATCGCCTTGAGATCCCCGCTCGCCGACGTCACCCTTGACGCCCTTCTCGCCCCGCTCGCCCGCTATCCCTTTCTCACCGTGCGCGCCTCGTTCGCCGAGTCCGCCGGGTTCACCTTTCGCGCCCAGCTCGCCCCGCTCGCCGACGTCACCCTTGACGCCCTTCTCGCCCCGCTCGCCTGGATCGCCTTTCAGTCCACGCTCGCCAAGTTCTCCGCGCATGCCAACATCGCCCTTGGCTCCAGGCTCACCGCGTTCGCCTACAATGCCCTTCTCGCCCCGCTCGCCCGTATCGCCCTTGACGCCGGGTTCACCGTGTTGGCCACGCAACCCAGGTCCGCCAGGCTCGCCCTTGACACCCGGCTCGCCCCTCTCTCCTTTCTCAGGCTTTAGAGCCTCGAGCTCGGCGAGCTTCGCCGTGATCGGCCTCAAGGCCTCGAGCATCACATCGCCAATCGCCTTGAACAGTCGCTGGAAGTCGGTTTTCATTTAGGCGGTTTCCAGTAGTAAGCGTTGCCGCAGTGACTCGACGCCCTTCGCAAAATCGAGCTCGGCGTCTTGCGCGTCCTCGAGATCGTTGCCGTCGCCATCGTCTGGATTGGAGTTATCTGCCGGCGCTGGTAACGAAGGCGGCGTGGGGACCGATGTGGGAGGTCCCGCGGCGTCGCGCGCAGCCAGCGCAGCCAGCGAGTAGTTCTGGACCTGCAGATACGGCGTCTCACCGCCCTTGACGGGTTTCAGGTTCTCGCGTTTTCTCGCCTCGTTGGGCGCGAGCCATCCGCCGCTGATGGCCGCCTTCCAAGCCGCGTAGCGCGTCGAGGTGTCCATCCGCAGGAGGACCGACAGGTCGAGCTTGACCGCGACATCGAGGTGCGTGGTCGCGTCGTAGAGTTCCAGGCCCTCGGTCATTGCGCATTCAATGCCCTCCATATGCGTCTGCAGGCACTGGCTCCAATACAGTTGGGTGAGCGCCTCGATGCCCGGGATCGCGGGGGCGGGCGCGACGCCGACCATAAACGCGGGAACGCCGAACGCCGTGCAGACCTGCTCGCCCGTGAGTCGCAGTTGCTCGGTCGCCTGCGCGGCCTGAGCCGTAATTGTGATGGGATCGAACTTCAAGCCGTCGCCTAAGATAGCCACGCGCCCGACGTTTTTTCCCGTGAACTTTTCAGCCCACTCTTTCTTGAGCCGGTCCGCCGTGTCGTTGGAGATCGCGCCGGGCGCGGTCAGCACGCCCGACGGTTGCGCCATGTTCTTGAAGAATGCGGCAGACGCCCGCTGCATCGCGTGACCTTGAGCGGCGGGCAGAGAGCACGCGAAGATCGGCGACGTGCCGATCAGCGGGTGGAACAGGCCGGGCATGCGATCGTGGATGATCTCGCTCGAGGGTGCTGTGGTTACCCCGTCGGTGAGCTCCGAGAGCGGATCCATGCCGAGGTTGTAGTAGATGCTGCCGTCGGGTGTGATCAATGGGCGCACGCGCGTCGGGTCTAAGGGGAAGAGTTTCACGACGACGCCGCGGTTGTCCCGCTGCTTCAAGATGTACGCGTTACCAGCCAGGAGCTTCGATATCATCCACTGCTGCAGGAACTGGCTCTGCGTCTGATAGTCGTTGGGTTTGCGGATGACCGCACCCAAGGGGGAATACCGCCTGACCTTGACCCAGATATCGTCGTCGGTCTGCTCGACCAGCTGCATCGGCATCTTGCCAGTGTCGGTCGAGATGCGAATCATGCAGGCATAGACGGGCGTGAACGCAAGCAGCGTCTCGCGGCGAATCGTGATGTTCTGCTGCCACGCGCCAGCGTAGCCCTCGCGAATGATCGGCCACCATCCGCCGGACTCCTCCGTCCAGTGCGCGACATCGTCCGCTGACTTACGAACGCTGATGTCTAGGCCAAATAGGCGCACGGGTCTTAAGCCTTGGGCGTGATCGCAGGCGAAGTCGTCACACGCATAAGCGCAGGCTCGTCAGTCGTCGTCATCGCGCCGACTGGCTTGGCTTCCGGTGCGGTTGACAGTGGGGCCGGAGCTACCGACGACGTCAGCGTCGGGATGCGCTTAGCGCGACCCACGCTCGGTGCGGGAGTCTCACGTGAACCCTTGAGCGTTCCTGGCTTGCTCGACATGCCTGTCGTCGGCGCGGTCGGCGCGCCCTTGGTCGCCTTTGCGTCCTCCGCAGACTTCGTCACCATTTTACCGGCGATGAGTAACTTTGCCTCCGCGTCGCGACATTCGAACACGTCGCCGCGATGATAGACAGTGCGACCCAGCACGAGCTTTGTTTGTCTAACTGTGATCAGCATGCGCGATTTCCTTCTCACAAAGAATTTTTAAAAAGGGCGAGCCGGTTTTCGCGACCCGCCCCTATCCGTTCAATAGCGATCGATCAACCTCCCGTATAACTGACGTCGTCGATGATCTGCACCGCGGCGGCCCGGCGCTTCTGCCAGTTGATGAACCGCTCGGCGCGTAAGGCCACCGAGTTCGTTTGGAACATCGACACCATCTGCGCCGCGGTCGGCGCGCCGGCATCATTGGCAGGAGCGTCGCTCATCTCGAGCGAAGCCTCGCGGCTCGCATCGATCGTCACGGCGCCGTCATCTGCGAGCCAGATGTCTGACGCGTTGACGAGGATCATCATCGCGCCGCCCGACTCGTTCGGGACGTACTGCGACGTGATGACCGGTACGCCTTCCAGCATGCCGCCGTTCATCGTGATGTCTGGGAACTCCCGCTGCCCGAAGGCATTACGCAACAGCGACAACTGCAGGGCAGTCGTCGCCTGCATGATCCAAACCGCCGTCGTCGGCGAGATGTTGGCCGAGATGAAACCACCCATCAGCGTTGCGATATCCGCGCGGCAGTCCGCCGCGGTCGCACCAGCTGAGTGATGGGTCGTCGACCCTTGAGTGATCGACGCCGGTGACACGTTCGCCACCGCAATCTTCGTCGGATCGACGAAATCCGTGTCGAGCCGCGCGATGATCGCCTCGCCTAGAGCATCGCGGACGAGCGTCTCGGCCGATGGGTTGCTGAACCGTAGCAGGTCTTCCGATAGCACCGCGATCGCCGCGGCCTTCGACCACCCGAGGTAGGTGTCGTTGAAATCGACCTTGGTCAACGGCTTGGCCTTACCCTGACCGACCCAATAACCCGCGCCGCCGCTCGTCTGTCCACGGATGTGGATGTTGAACGGCACCATGCGAAGCCCCGGGATGTTGCCTACACCAAACTGGCCCAGGATGGTCTTGGGGCGCAGGTACTCAATGAAGTCACCCGCGAACTGGTTGTACTGCACCAGTGGAAGTGCCCACGTTGCATCGGTCGTGGTCCCGCCAGCGACTGCTGTCTTGTGCATGATGTCGCCCAGCAGGCCACCCGATAGCCCGGCCTTGAGCACCATGGCGATCTGCGGCGTGTCGCTGTAGTGCAGCTTAGCGAGCGTGAACGCATTCGCCAAGTCGCCGCGAGCGGCGCCCAGGCACTTCACGTAGCGAGCGAACAGGATGCCCTTCGCGAGTTTCTTGCCCACCGCGACGCTCACCCGTCCTCGTCCTTCGACCGCGCTGCCGCCGTCGACCGTCTTAACCCTCGGGGTACGCTGCTCGCCGGCCTCGATCTCCTCCTCATCATCCTCGTTGCCCGGATCGACCGTGGTCGCCTGGGCGACCTGCAGTTTCTCCATGCGGCGCAGGTCGGACAATTCCTTGTCGATCGCCTCGATCTCGCCCATCAGCTCGTCGAACTGCTCCTGTTCCTGCTTGTCCTTGCTGCGCCCGTCCTTGAGCGCCTTCTCCTGGACGCCCTCGAGCGCGGAGACTTTCGCCGCCCGCTCCGCGATAAATTGCTTGATACGCTCTGAAAGTTTCATGTCTGCCTCTGTTGGTGTCGAACATTGATCCCGACTGGGAAATGCCACGACGTAATCCGAGTCCTGGTTGCCCAACGAGGCAAACTCGCCATCCGTCCATCACGTCAATCTCGCTACGATGTAGAACCGTTTCACCAGCGTCTTTACTGGCGCTGGCGAACCGGATCCGGTCGTCTCACACTTGATCTTTCCCTGATACCTGACTCCGCTCGTCCCGCCCTCAAGCCAGAACGACACCGCCGTTGCGAGCGGTGGCGAACCTTGCGAGCCGCTAGGAGCTGAAAGCGTCTCGTCCGCTGACGATAGTTCGACAGGGCTTTCGCCGTTTCCGGCAGACTCGATCTCGACCATGGGCGTGCCCGTCAGCTCGTAGCCGGCGTCAATGAGGGCCGCGAAGTCAATCTCGTAGTCGGACCTTGCCTCCGGGTCCTTGTCGTCTAGCTCAAGAAAAATTCTTGAGTCCGTAACTGCGTAACGCTCCATGGCTAAGCCAACTTTCTCTGCTTACCGTGGTTAGGATGAAATCCCAACTGCTCATGGGAGAGCTTCGATGCTTCAATAGCGGCCTTCTTCTTTACAAACAGACCCAAATGGGTAATCTTTCCGCCGATCTTCGCGCGAGCCGTCCATCGGCTCTTGGTATTACACCAATGAACACCTGGATAACCACTAGTATTATCGCTACGTAAAGATAGATTTCTGTTGCCAATCGGACGCTCAACATCCCTTAAATTGACGCGGCGATTATTCAACCCATCATGGTCTTCGTGGTCGATATCGTTCTCTGGCCATCTTCCATATATCAATAACCAAATGATCCGATGCACAAGAAGACGCCTATTTCCGACGTTGCATTGCCTATACCGGCGCGCGCCGTATCGAACAACAGCCCCGACTTCGTCCCCTATCTTCACGCAGTGCGCCGATCTAACTTTCCAGTAGAGCTTCCCCGATATTGGATCGTACCGAAACAACTCCCTTGCTTTCTCGTAGGTCATTCCAGCGCGCTCGGTCATCGCAGCATCCGCTCGCGCTCTGCAAGGATCTCGTCGACCGATTCTGAGGACGTATCGCACCAGTCCTGGTGTTTGCGGCGCGCCTCGGGCGCAGATGTCGTCACCATCAGCGACTTGCGGCTCAGCCGTACGACGGGCGTCGCCTTGCGGATGTCCATGCTCTTGATGACGTCGATCGTCGCCTCGGCATTCGCCGGAATGGTCACGCACGACAGCTCGAGCCACAGCCACTTGATAAACCGGTAGCCGCCGGTCTCTTCCATGTACGAGTACTCGACGGGCGCGAAGCCGATCGACAGGCCGCGCACGAGTTTGAGCGTGATGCTCTGGATCGCTAGGTCGAGCCGGTCCTTCAACAGGCCGGGAATCGAGAACTTCGGGATGCGAAACTGCACGGGGATGCCCTTGGGTCCTGGCTTCGCGTCGAACACCTCGCCGACAGGCTGGTCGGAGTCGTGCTGCCACAGCAGTGGGATCGGCACCTCGTAATCGCACCCCATAGGCTCGACGATGTCCTGCATGCGATCTGGCGTCGGCGTAGTCGCGATGCCTGAGAGTTCGTAGTGCGTGTCGGTCTCCGTCATGGCCTTAAGATCGAACTTTGACCATGCCTGCTGCCTCATCGGCAATGCCTTCGCACCGCTGTAGCTCTTGCCTCCGTCGATCGCGTCCATCAACCGACCCGCAGCACCGAAGATTGCGCCGTCGTCATTTTGCGCGGCCTGCGATCGGGCTTCGACGAGAGCCGACCGGTGTACGACGCCGTCCTTGCCAGTCGGGTACGTGTGATAGGCCTTTGTCTCGGGATCGGCGCCGGGTTCTGAGCCCAAGAACCAGTTCGAGTAACTTGACCAGTCCGCGTCATCGCCCAGCAGGGCATCGCTGTCGTCGTCTGTGAAAGACCAGTCGCTCGACTTGTTGACCTTGCCGGCCGCTATCTGGTCCATGGCGAAAGCCTCGCCTTTGGCGCTCACTACCGTCTTGAGAATAAGCATCTGATCACACTCCTTACCGGATAGGTTCGTCATTCGACCTGCTCCACCGTGACCTGGTTGAAGATCACGCTCGCCCCGGACGCCGCCGAGGTATAGGAGAGCCCTAAAAAGAGTGCGACGGTCGTATTGATGGTCGCCTGCACGCCGGCACCCGCCACCACGGTCGCAACCGAGCTGATTCCCGTGATGCCATTGTTGATGAGCCTTGCTGCAGCCACCGCCTTGCCGCTCGAGGTCAGCGCCTGGACCGTGACCAGCGCCTCGAACTCGAACGGGATGGAGGTTCCCGACGTGGCCGACGTGGCCGCGAGCGCCAGCACGAGTGTGTCGGAGGTCGTCCCTGCCGTGCCCATGCGAACATTGAACGTTGCCGACTTAGCCGAGGACGAGGTAGCGACCCCATAGGCCTTGATCCGAAACACCATCTTGACGGCGAGCGAGTTGGCCGGAATCTGAAACGCTGCGGAGACATAGGTTTCCGAGGACACAATCGATCCCGAGGACGCACTGATCGCGGATGAGGGAAACTGCTGATTGAGCGGTATCCATGTCGTGCCGTTGCTGAAAAACAAGATGCCATTGGGACCTTGCAGGATCACACCGCTGTTCGACGCGGCGGCCGGCAGTGTGGTCACTACCGGGAATCCCAATCCGTCGAGAGCTAAGCGGGTCATCCATGCACCACGACGCGGTACTGAGCGGCCGTGGGCGCAACCGCGAACACCAGCGTGATCGTATTGGTGCTGGTGTGCTGCACGTCGCAGTCGGCTTCCGAGAATGGGGTGCTCTTGTTGTAGAGAGCCGCCGTCACATCGAGCGTTCCTAGATTGTGCGTGATGACGATCGACGTGCTCGACGCATCGCCCACATCCACCGCGTACTTGCGCACCGCGATCGTGGTATCGAGCTTGACACCGGAACCTGATACCGTAATGCCGGTATCGGCGACAACGGAGACGACGTTCGCCGATATCGATATGCCGTTACCCTGCGTGAGACTCGTCGGCGAGTTGAGCTGCGTGAACGCGACTGCTGTCGTACCTACCGTCGCGACTATGCTGTTACATAGCCATAGAGAGTTCGCTGTCGCCGTACCGTTGCTCTCGACCGGCACGAACGAGCCGTTGAACTCGGCGGCAGAGTCCATGTCCGGATGGCGCGTCAGCACGTACTTGACAGAACCGGTCCCCAGCGTTGTTACCTGGTATAGGCCGTTGTTCGCCTGTGCGACCTCGTTCCTGACGAGCACCAGGTCATTGAGCAAGACCACGTAACTATCGACGGTGAGCACGCCGTTGGCCGACGCGGTGAGCGTGGCGCCCACGCCGGCGGTACCGTTAGCGTAGACGTTCGACGGCAGCGCCGCGGCGGTCGCGACCTGCGCAGTGGGCTTGGGCGTCAGGCCCTGTGCCAGTGCGTCGACGTACGACTTGATGACGAAGTCGGTCGCCGCGGTGGGCGTGGCCCCATTCGTCAGCTTGTGCCCGTTGAGAGTGACGTCGCCCGCAGGGGCGGCGAACGCGTCCAGCGTGTAGGCTTTCACGACCGTCGCGAGGTCAGAAACCGTCGACGCCGTCTGCGTCCCGGTGTGATTCGCTCGATTCAGGTGATAGGCGCTGTTCTGCCCTTGCAACAGGTCAGAGTCCGTCCCCTTGTTCTGCCACGCGGAGGCGTTCGCGTTCCAAAAGTACTGTCGATGGCCGACCGTGTCCCAGTACACCTGGCCCTCACTCGGGCTACTCGGCGCCGACGCGAGATTCTGGATGACCGCGTTCTGGATCTCGTTCTTCGTCAGGTCCAGGGGAACCAGGATTTTGCGTGCTGCCATGGTGAGTCCTGTCGGTTAGTTGAGGTACGCCGTACCGGCGAAGGCGGCCGAGAAGGAGACGGTGAGCGAATTGGCGTCCACGTAATCGACGGCGCCCTCGACCGTGGCGCCCGAACTGTCGACAATCGTTACCGACGGGTACTTGCCCAGACCATGTGCGATCAACCACGTCGCGCTCGCCGACATTTGATCGAAGACGAAGGCGACGTCCGAGCCGCTGCCGACGCCACCGGTACCGATGAACGACCGCAATTGGTTGGGCGTCAGCGCCCAGTTGTCGTCGCCGTAGGCGCAGGGGATCTTCTCGTTCCCGGCGATCGACGGGCGGCTCTGGAGGCCTGTGATGGTGGAGTCGTCGCTCACGCGCCCTCCAGCTGAAACGGTACGCCCGACTCGGTCGTCAGCACGCCGCCCCGCTCGAGCAACAGGCTGCCAGCGCGGCTCGCCGGGATCGACTGGGCCGTCTTCAGGTCTCGCAGCAGTGTCCGGTACCGCACGAGACCGTGGGTGCCGCCCGACTCGCGACACATCTCCCGGATCAGGCGACGGAACAGCGACTGGCCGTGCGCCTCACACGTGATCATCCCGCCCCCACGGTCCGTTAGCCTGAAGCGTGAGACGGTGAAGTCCTCTCCCGCGACGAAGCTCGTCCCGTCGAGCCGAAGCTCGGCGCCGATGACGCCCTGAAGCCCGCACGTCGCCTCGTTGGCGGTGTAGATCCTGAAATAACTGGCGATGCCCGTCCCGTCGGCGTTGACCTCGCGCCACTCGCCCACTTTCGAACCACCAGCGGTCAGCCAAACGCTCGGCAGCGCGATCCGCGCGAGCAATGCGCCCGACGCCGTCTCACAGTCAGTGGGAATGGGGCCAGCGTGGATTTTAAGCACCGCGCTCGGCCCGATTAAGCTCAGGACGTCAGCGAGGGCAGAACCGTTGATGGACGCAGCGAGGATCACCGGTCGCCACCGTGATTCGGATGGAATCCAAGATCCCTTTTTGCAAGCGTTGCTACTCTGACCGCGGCTTCCTTACTATCGAAATCGCCTAGATAGCGCTGCGGGCCGCTGCTCCCAATTTGAACACGCCACTTTCCGATACCGGCATAGCGAAACAGCGTGAGCGCCTGCCCGTAAGTCAGCGGGAGCATTTGGCGTATCATCGTCATCACTCGCCTCCCACAAAAAACATTGCGTACTTCTTCTGCGGGGCGGGGTTTCGCGACATCAGTTCGATCGCGTTGAACGTCGACATCAAGGGGTCGATCTTTGCGTAGCCCGACGCCTGCTTCGTGATGATGATCGCGTTGCCGCGCGGCTCGACGCGCGCGTTCTCGGCGCACCAGCGCGTCAAGGGTTGCATCGCCTGCGTGAGCGTACCGTCGGCGAGCTTGCGCTCGACCGTCTTGATTGCCGCCGTCAAGCGCCAGCCTTGAGGGATGCCGACGATCTGGCAGTCCTTGTCGTCGGGCCCGCGCACACCGCGGGAGACCAACTCATCGATGATGCTGCCGATCCCTGACTGATCGATCCCAACCTTGGCGAGTTTGCCGCTGTCGACGATTTGCTCGACGACGTCGCCTAAGTCCGTCACGTCATCGCCAATGTTCTTGACGATGATGAGGTCGCCGTCGCGCGCGAAATCCTTGTAGATCTGCGCGTCCTTCTTGCGCCGCTCCATGGCAATCTCGTGGATCCAGGCCCGTGTCCAGCCGACCCACCGCTGCGTGTCCTTGTCCCTTCCACATACGGTCAACGCCAACATATCGTCCAACCCGCCGCCGTCGATCCCTACCGTGACCGTCTCGGATCGCTCGAGCAACGTACCCAAGTCCATCGGCACCGCTCCCTTCTGCCAGAAGCGTGCGCCGACCCAGTGATCGGTGTGCAGCGCCAGGCCGATCTCGATGTTCAGGTGCTGGCTCGCCCAGCGGCGCAGTTCCTCTTCCCCGGTCGAGCGCGCGTTCTCATAGTCCTCGACAAGCCGAGGGATCGTCACGCTGCGATCTTTGTTGGGGTTGACCATCCACCAGTTCTTCGAATCGCGCCATGAGTCGTCCTGGACCATCGAGACCGGGAACTCGTACAGGATGGGCAGCAGTTTGAGTTTCACCTCGCCGTCGCGAACCTTGCGGGCCTTCTGTAGCTCCGTGCGAAAGACGCCGACGGGCACGCGCTCGGATTGCGTCGTAATGGTGATCAGGAAGGCCTCGGGGCTGCTGATCAACCCGCCGCGCAGCTGCCCCAAGACGCGGTCGGCGTTGGCGTGCTCCGCAATGACATGGAGTTCGTCGAGCAGCACGCCGGCCGGCTTGGAACCTGTGAGCACCGCCGGATCGAAGCTCTTGATCTTGAGCGACGCACCCGTCGGACGAAACCGAATGAACTTCTGGTAGTCCTTGATTTGGCACATCTTGCGCAGGACCGGATCCGCCTCGATCATGCCCAGCGCTTGGCTGAACGCGAGTTCCGCCACCTGCTGCGTCGGTGCGATCAGCAGAAACTCGGCCCGCGGCCGTTCGCTCGCCATCATCGCCGTCACCATGATGCCGGCAGCGTTGGTCGTGTTGTGCGTCGGGACGAACGAGCGGGTGACGAGGTACTGCCGCGTCTGACTCGCCACCGAGATGCACTGGGTCGGTACGCTGGCGATATCACGGACGGCGACGATCTGTCGAGTCCTCGATCGTGCCGCGTTGCGGGCGACGCTCGTTCGCTGTCGCGCGAGCTTCCTTGGGATCGTGAAAACAGGAACGTCGTCAAACGGCCAGAACTGCACATTCCATACGGGACCGTGGTCAGTGCCATTGAGTATGGCGCGATGCTCAGAGAAACTAGCCTTAAATCCCAGCGAATTTATCAGTTCGAGTACACCGTCGCGCAGCGCCGGCGACGTCGTTGTATACGAAGCCTGCCCTTTGATCGAGATCGATCCATCGGTGTCCATCAGTCCGCGTAGCAGATCCAGTCGCTGTGCGCGCGACGATCGTAGGTACTGCCCTGGGATGTGCTTGTTCCCGAGCACCCTAAGCTTAATGGCGGCGGACCTAAATCGGTATGGTAGATGCGCAGAGCGATCGCCCGGTTCTCCAATTGAAATGCGCGCTGCATTGGACCGTGAGTCGAATCCCTTTATTGCGGCGGAATGGCCACATGCGGTGATCTGTTGAATGAGATGCTCGGCATCTTCCCTGCTTGATGTGATTCTTGCGCAGGCCGCGTGGCCATCTCCAAGCCATGCGCCTAGCACATACGGTGGGATGGGCAGCGAGACTGCGGGTAAATCCAGGCTACTGCATAGGCGAGTGCGGTGGTTTGTGATCGTGAAGCTACCGCTCTTGACGTAGAGCGTGCGCGCAATCTCTTCGGTAGTCTTGACAGACGGATAAGCGACTTTGCGGTCGCTCCGGCTGCGGCCGCGATCGATATGCGCATCGGTCACCCACAAGTGCTCCGCGTCGCAGACCACGCGCTCGCCCGTGCTGAACTCCACCTCAAAGCACCGGCGCCCAATGAACACCGGGCTCTTCTCTGTGACCGTCGTCGGGATGCCATCGGCGTCCAGGACGCAATCGCCGATCGCGAGCCTGCCCATCGTCGTAAATCCCGCAGGCGTCGCCACCATTGTGTCCAACGCAAGCGCCTTGGAGTTCTTTTTCGACACCATGACGAAGAACTCGTTGACCGCCCGCGTCACCCCGTTCCACGTACCGAACACGGCGCCGACGATCTCTTTGAACCACTCGCCGCCCACCTCGCCGAACGTCGGGGTTCCCGTCACGTCGGGGAGTTTCAGTAGGTCGAACATGCGACGCGCCCGTTCAGAGCGCGCCGCGTCGAGCCGTAGCCCATGCGGCATCAATGACGCGCCTTGACGGATTCGCGTCTCCCAGTCCCGACACGACAGATCCAAGATCGTCGAGAAGTCGACGGTCGGGCCCGCCGGCGGGCATACGACCTTGGCCGTCCGCTTCGAGCGTCGCTGGACTGTAGGGGCGGCGCGGCTCACGCCTCGTCCTCGTCGGTAATGCCGTGACCGTTCGACGGCGGGTGCGCACTTCCGTTGATGAGCCCGTCCCACGGGGAGTTCTTCTGCGCTGTCTTGGACTGCGTTTCGGCTTGCCGCTTCTTACTGACGTAGGTCGACACACGAGGTTGCGCGGGCTCGCGCGGCGCGGCCGGCGGTCGGCCAGCGCGCGGCTGTGCAGACGCCATGACCTTCGATAGATGGGCCGCCATCTCATCTCTGCGCTTTGGGTCGGCCTTCGGGTCCTCCATGACGCTCAACAGGTATTCAGTCAGCCGGCTACGGGGATCTGCGTCAGCCTTTTGCGTCGTAATCGTCGCGCTCGAGCGCTGTTTCGGCGATTTTCGGTGGGGCAGCCTCTTCATTGCAGTGCAAAAAAGAAGTGCGAATGGC